ATGTCCATATCCACAGCTCTCACGACGGCACGCCGCGGCACCGTCTTCCTGTCCTTCGTCTGCTTCGCGATCTCGTACATCGCCCTTGCGGATCTCGCGCGTATCGCCGGGCTCGGCCCAGAGTCGTACCTGTGGCCGGTGATGATCGACGGCACCGTGGTGATCGGGACGGTGTCCGTCGTTGCACTCAGTCAGTCCCGCAGCGCATGGTCACTACTCATCGCTGGAGCGTTCGTCTCCATCGCAGGGAACGCAGTCCACGCCTGGATCACCCACCACTCCTGGATCTCCGTCGGGGTGGCGCTCACTCCCCCGATCTTCCTGCTGTGGACTACGTCGGTGACTGTGGAGCTCGGCCGGCGCGCGGAAGATACCGACCAAAAAGCCGACCAGGACGAACACCCCGAAATCGCGGAATTGCCGGATACATCCCAAACAGAGATCGATCCCCGATCCCGCGCACTCGAGCTCATCGACGAGGGCGGTGTTCCGCTCCGGGAGATTGCCCGCCGAGTCGGTGTCGACGACCGCACTGTCAGGCGCTGGCGGGATTCAGCACGGACCGAACCCGACAGTCTGGTAGAAGTAGGCGCATGAAACGGACACTGATCGTCGCGGCCGGCGCACTCCTGATGGCAGGGTGCAGCTCGAGTGAGCCCGCGCCGGAAACCACCGACGATGCACGCGGCGGCGTGACGACGGAGCAGGTCCTCGGCATGATGCGTGAGGACAGTCGTCTCGCTGCCGCCGTGCCCGACGACGTGCTGACGACAGCGTCGGAAGAGTCGTGCGATGAGTTGCGTGCGGACCCGGCCGCTGGCGCGGTACCTGGCGTCAAGTATTGGATGGACTCCGGGTACGAGGCCGACGAGGCGGGTTCCATGACATTGTACGCCGCGATGCTCGCCTGCCCCGACCTGGTTGGACAAGCATCGGACTTCTCCGGGAACTGAAATAGTTCGTTAGCGTCACGACATAAATCGACCCTTCACCGGCGGGTGCCTCTGCGGATCTGGTAGACGCGAGCCTGTGACAGGTTGGACGCGCGGACGATGTCGGCGGCATGCACGCCGGCATCGAACGCGGCCTCGATCGCGTGACGTAGGCCGAGGTCGATTCTGGCGATCTCGGCCTCAGCTGCTAATCGTTCGTTGCGCAAAGCACTGATGTTGTCGAGGATCTGCTCGGGCTCCATGCGGTCCAGTATAGGCCACGTTTCCAGCGCTGTAGAAATCGTTCGAGAAAATTTGAGTTATGGCTTGCGCGTTGGGATTACAGCGTGCTATAATTTTGGTATGAGCAAAGCAGAGATCACCGCAGAGACACTCACCGACATCATCACCGCAGCCGGCCACAGCCCCCGCGACTTCGACATCAAGGCCACCCTCAAGAACGTCACCCGCTACAACAAGGAGATGGCCCTGGAGATCGCAGACGGAGGCCACCCCGACGAGTTCGGCCCGGTCGACCTGGAGACCGTCACGGAGTGGCTGGACGAGACCGGCCCCGCCGGCACCTACGTCCTCTGCCCCTGGCTGGCGGCAGCCTGAGGGCGGGCCAGTCAGGTCGGTCGTTGCGCTAACGAACTACCTGCCCCGCTTCCCCTCAGTTCTTCAGGGTCCGCCCACTTTGCTCAGTTCGATGCTTCGCCTAACGAACTATCACCACCCATAACCGAGAGGCCCACCGTGACCGACACCCTCATCGCCCGCACCCTCAACATCACCCCCGAGAACTACGACCTCGACGCACTCCTCCATGACGCCGAGATCACCTTCACCCCACGCGGCCGGCACGCCATCTTCGACGCAGACGAGATCGACCTGCTCGAGGAGATCGCGCAACGTCACCGCCTCGGCGAGGATGCCTGACGAGAGTCGGTACTTCGCGCAACAAACGATCTACACCCTTGGACGAGAACACTTCGAAACGACGAAAGTGCCCCACCCTCACGAAGAGGATGGGGCACTTTCATGCGAAGAGGCTGTGCGCCTTGACGGCTGAGCTACCCCACCCATGCGGGTGGATCGTCCAGCACGATTCAGTCTAGGCGGTGGGCTCTTCCGTGGTGACGGTCCCGTCGACGACCGGCACCGGAGTTCCCGACAGTGCCTGCTCGAGCGCATCCGCGACACCGCCGATCTTGTCGGCCGTCGCCTGATCCAGGGTCGCAGCCTGAACTGCATCCTCGCTTGCGTCGTTGTCGATGACAGCCTGAGCTTCGGCCTTCGCCTCGCGGAGCTGCGAGACTGCCGAGCCGATGACACCTTCGAGGCGTGCCAGTGCGTCGTCTACTGCGGTCATGAATTCCTCCTGCTGTTGTGCGAGTTCGGCGATACCGGGTGGTGTGCCGAGTTGCCGCCATATCCATTCGCGGATCATGACGTGCCCCCTTTCGGTTGGGGATCTGTGAGCCCGGTTCCGGGCATGAGAAAACACCCGCACTGTTCGCACGGGTGTTCGAGTTCTGTTAGGTTGTGGTCAGCGGGACGCGGTCAGGAAGGGAAGCCTGGATCGCGTCCCGCTACTAAGTTCGGGAGGCGTCGTGGAGCTGTACCGCATCGGTGACCGCTGGGCCGAACCCGCGCCCGCGCGCTGCGCCGCAGGACACCCACTAGGGCCGCGGCGAGTCCTCGTCGGGTCGCAGGTGTGCGGCGCAGAGCACGGCCACCACCGCACCCATACCTGCGTACAGTGCGGCTCCGTTGTTTACACGCCGCCAATAAGGGCCGGCTGCAACGACTCGAGCTTCGACGGCCGAGCGCGGTAGCTACTCCCCTTCGGGTGCCTTGCCGATGATCACGTCGTCAGAACCCTCGTAGCGGTAGCCGTAGCGACCGTCCGGGAGCAGCACCCAGCCGGCCTGTCCTTCGTCGACGGGCGGGGTGAAGGCATTCTCGGCGGTCATGACGCCAGTATCCCAAAGGGTTAAAACTCGCGTTATGCGCCCGTTTGGTTCTGTCATTCGGATGAATGATTGAGTCCGAAATCGGACAGGTGAATGGAGCGGGCATCGGTAGCGTCGCGGCATGCAAACCGAACAGGTAGACCCCAGCGAGATTCAACTCAACGACCACATCCTGATCTGGACCACGGACACGAACGACGCCAGCGCGCCGCAGCAATTCGAGGTCCACAAGATTCGACAGGTCGAGGAGCCAGATAAGACGCACCCTGACGCGTACGACTTCGAGTACTACGTCGACGGCGTCGATCAAGAGAAGTTCACCGCTGGCGTCCGGTACCCCAGGACGCTTCCCGTGACGCGAGTCATTCGACCCCCGGCCAACATCTTCGTCGACAAGTTCTAGTAGTCGGTCCATACCGCTCGGATCGCGGCCAGACCGGGCGGTACGGCATGATGTGGCGCGTGGCAAAACGGAGCAGTTCCCGGTCGGGTCGAAATTGGTTCACGTTGCTCGGCGTCGTCGCCGTCGCAGCGGCATTGGTCTTTGTCGGCGTCGGCGTTGCCGTCAGCACGTCGCGCTCGGAACCGGCATCCACCACCGGCTACGTCCCACCAGAGCCTAAGAAGTACGACTACCTCCGCGTCGCTGTGCTCGGAGATTCCTACACCGTGGGCGTCGGCTCGACATCGAACAACGGATACGCCACGCAGGCAGAGCAGCGCTACTGCTGGCGACTGAACGCTCAGGGCGAAAGCTCGACCGGATACGTCAACACCGCCCCCGACGGTTCGCCTCCGTTCACAGACGTCGGCCGGATCGCAGAGACCGTCAGCGATGACCCGCAGGTCATCATCGTCCAGGGCAGCACCAACGACGCCGGCAAGCCTGGGGTTCGTGAAGCTGCCGAGTCGGTGTATCGCGCACTGCGCGCCGGAGCACCCAACGCAACCATCGTCGCCGTCGGCCCGACCGATGCGCCGATCGTGCCCGACCAGGCACTCGCCGAAATCCGAGACCAGGTTCGGGCAGCCGCCGACGCATCGGGTGTCCAGTTCGTTGACCCCCTCGAACTGGGGTGGTTACGAGACGAGACCCTGTACGGGAGCGACCGCCTGCACCCCACGGATTCCGGCCACAAGACGATGGCCGAGGATCTGCACAACGTATTGGTGGAGCGCGGAATCTCGACCCGCGACTACTGCGCAGCCGTCTAAGTCAGGCACCGCTTCACGAACGCAAGCATGTCGGCCGCCCACGCTGAGTAGGTCGCGAGGTGGCCACCAGCGTGCGTCAGGACCGACTTCTCCAACGCGTTGGTCCCGAGATAGGTAGCGAACGCATCGGCGTTGTTGGCCTTCGAGACGTCCGTGTCCGACGTCGATGCGTAGAACCGATAGCGCTTACCTGCGTACTGCGCGGCCGGAACGAGAATCGGATCCCGACCTGCGGTCTTCGCCGCGTAATCGGAGCCGTCCGACGCAATCCCGTGAGCAGTGCGGATCGGTACGGAGTACGTGCCACCCGCGTACAGATTCGCAAGGTTGCACACCCCGTCGATCAGGGCGACGCCCTTGATGTTCGGTATCCGCCCATCTGGCACCGCGAGCAGCGACGCCAGGCCACCCATCGAGCCGCCGATCATGATGACCGCCGACGGCGTGCCGAAGTACTGGACGACGCGGTTGTACAGGTCGAGGTTGTCATCGGTGGCGAAGGTGTTGCCCCAGTTGTTCGCGTGCAGGTTGGACCCTGCGACGGTGCACCCGTAGTTCGACAGTGCGGACAGCACTGGGCCAGCGAAGTAGTTGAGCGAAACCTGTTGGTTGGCGTTGTGGGGGTGAGACCAGATCACGAGCGGGTTGCCGGTGGACTTCCGCAGCGACGGAGCGGGCGGCACGATGCGGACCTGCTGGCCGTTCGCGCTGCTGGTGTCGATCCAGCTTCGGAACGACACCAGGTCCGATCGCCCCTGATACGTCACGCCCCACTTCGCGCACAGGCCTTGCGAGACCGCGTTGACCTGAGCTGGGGTGAGAGCGCCGCGGCAGATGACGAGCTGGGCGATGTCGCCGTGCAGGCCTTGGTTGGGCGAGCCACCGAAAAACAGGTCGATGAGGCTGCCGAGCGTGACGGTCCCCGGAGCGGACGCGCTCGTAATCAATCCGTCGACCGCGTGACGGATTTGATTCGACTCGATGGTGGTCGCGTGGACGTGCAGGTTGTTGTCGTTGAGGGGCGCGCCACCGGGTTGGAGTCCGCCACTCGGTAGAGCGATCTGGATGCCGGGGGCCGAGCCTGTGCCGTCTAGTTGCAACCGCAGCGGAGTCGTCGACATCTGGACACCCGATGCGTGGGCGATCTGCGCGGGACTCTTCAGGGTGAGGGTGAACGGCGCGGAGCTACCCGCCACAGCCGACACCTTGAGGACCTCGCGGTTCCCGCCACTGTCGACGATCAGGTCCGACCCGACGGGCACGGTTGCACTGGTGGACAGCGTGGTTGCGCCGATCGCGGATGCGGCCGATAGGGTGCCGCTCAGGTTCCACTCTGCGCCGGACCAGATCACGCGAGGGAAACCGGCCGTGCCGTCGAACGTGGTCGACGCCGAGGCGACAGCGAAGACCGTAACCGGCGAGGGGACGGAGGTGTCTTCCCAGCGAGAACCCCACCCGACGCAGCGCAGCGAGTTCGCTGCACCGTTGGTGCGAACGACCTTGCGACCGCCACGTTCCGCAATCGTCATCGGCTTCGAGTTCACGGTGTACCCGGTGAGATCCTGCGCCCAGCCGGACAGATCGGGCAGTGCATCGACCGAGCTACCGACCGCACCTTGCAGGGTGGAAGCGTCCCAGTTGCCGAGCACTACAGCCGGAAGGTCTCGCAGGACATCGAAGGAATCGAGTCGGACGCCTCGCGCGTCGCGCATGTAGGCCATGTCAGCTCACCGTCCTGATGATGATGTCGTCGATTTCGCCGTTGGCGTCGAGGACGATGTCCGCGGCTTTCGTGAGGATTGGTTCGCCTGCCTGGTCGATGACACGAGCGCGCAAAGTAAAGGGCGCATAACTCTGGTCTAGTGCAGCTTTCAGCGGTGTGGACGTCGTGGCCGCTGTAGCGATCTGATCGACGGTCAATCCCCCGCCCTCGATCGGGTTCGCGTCGAGGTACACCGCCAACGCCTCAGCGATGGACTCCTCCGACGTACCCGGAGGGACACCCACCGCGAGAGCGAGGACAGACCACCAGGACACGGTTCCTGACGCTGGGATGGTCACGTAGTAGGTGTCGATCCCCCACGTGACCACCGCCGGCCCCGGCTGCAACTCTGGTGTGGTGAGGACACCGGCGACAGGTTTCACCTCGATGCGTTCCGGCACCACCACCGACCCGGTGACAGTGCCCTGCCGCAGTCGTGCGGCCTTGATCCACACCGACTTGTCGACGGACTGGTTGGCTACGTTCCCGACTGTCGAAGACAGAATGGTCATGCGGTACCTCCATTCGTGATGAGACCTGCGAGGTAGCGGCCGAACTTCGCGGCCGCTGGTGTGTGTTTGGGCACGATGATGTTGGCGATGGTGTCGTTGACGAGGGTCAACGCTGCGACCGGACCGAGGCCCTGCTCGAGCTGGTTCACGGTCAACGATTTGCAGATGAACCGCGGCCAGGTGTTCGGGTTCATGTATTCGGCGAGCGCTTCTTCGCCGCTGTACGGGACGATGACGGTGTCGCCCTTTTCAGTGAGAAGCCATAGGTCGGTGTCTTCGTCGTTGTCGAGCATCTCGTACATCTGCGTGTACCCGATGCTGTAGTCGGCGCTTGTCATGCGGGCTCGATCTCCGGCTCACCGGGCGCGGGTAGCTCCGGGCCGAGCTCTGGTTCCACGTCGATGACAGCAGCGGCAGGGATGGGGTCGAGAGTGCCGACGAACGTGCCGCCGATCCACTCTCCGTCCTTGTACGTGTGCATCAATCCGTCGCGAAGCTCGATTCCCCAATCGCTTCCGTCTTTGGTGAATGTTGCGTCGAATTTCATGCGACCCCTTCCGTCAGGACTACGTTGTCGCGCAACGACCAGTAGTCGAATCCACCCGAGTTGACGGCGAAGCCGCCACGGCGGACCTCGATGCCGCCGTAACGGAAGCCGGAACCACGGGTGCCGAGCGCGCCTGCGGTCGGTTCGGTGTAGCTGACGGCCGGAACCCACTCCGTCGTACCCGCAGCTTTCTTCTCTACGAGATGCACTTCTTTGCCGTCAACGAGGCCCACCGTGACCCGGTATGCCACTCCATCCGGAGTGTCAGCGATCGGGGCCAGGGCAGTGCGCGCACCGTTGACGAACCGACAGATCGTCGTCGACGTCGACGTGTGCTCAATCGACATGTACGTCTTCCCGCCCGAGTCGGAGTGATAGACGTACGACTGAATCTGCGACGAGGGACCGACTACACCCCACTCACCCACGACGTCGTCATACGCCATTCGCTCTTTGAACAACGCCCTCTGCGTGCCGTTCGTGGTGCCGCTGAACTTGGCGACGCCACCGCTCACACTGGGTCCGCCGACCCCTGCAAACGCAACCGTGGTCCAACGATCAGAGGTCATCTGTTCATCGAAAGGATCGAATCCTTCGCGCGGCAGAGGATCTCCCGTCCGGAGGCGAACGCCGATCCCAACCCATGGCACCAACGGACTCGAGTACAACTGCGATGCTTTAGGCAGCGTCGACCCCTCTGCCAGCACCGAGGATAATGTGAAATGCATCTTCTGCTGGCGGGGAAACGAATCGGGGTCCAGCGTCAGAGCTGGGGTCTCGTTGCAGTACAAGTCGCGAGGCGTGCCAGAACCCACCTGGTGGATCCCGACAAACATCCATTCCTCATAGGCGTAGAGGATGTCGGCGGGTGCCGTGACGGTCACCAGTTGAGCCGAGTTGGTGAGGATCGGTTTCTGATTCGGGGATACGTAGTCGATCTTCAGGTCGCCCGTCTCGGTCATCCTCCCGAAGTAGACGTACATGTCCGCACTCGTGGTAAAGATGTTCGTCGTGATGAAAAATGACACTGTCGCGCGACCGGCACTGTATGTCGCTTTGATCCAGACGCCCTCGACTACATTCAACGTTGGCCGGTAAGTCGGCGCTGTCGTTGTGCCGATCGAGTGCCGATGACTACCAGTGCTCGACGTCGCCCCGGTCTGTGAATCCACCGACTTCACGTTGAGGTTGAGGAGGCTGATCGGGAACGACACCTGCTGCCCAGGCACCATCGACACCCACGCATCGATCGTGGGGATATTGTCCGCGAGTTTGACGACCTCCGACCGCACCTGCTGCACCGTCAACGTGTTCGCTGCCGCCGATGCGGCTGCGGCTGCGGCTGCGGTCTGCGCGGCCGACGCGGCAGTGTTCGCGTTCGATGCCTGCGACTTGACGCCGAGGAATCCGCCGATCAGGTCGAGGAAACCGCCACCCGACCCGCCACCGAACACGCCGGAGAAGAACTGTGAGATGAACCCTGCGATACCGCCGAGGAATCCGCCGAAAAGGTTGGTGATCCACGACCCGAAGAAATTCGTCTGCAGCGAATTCTTCACCGGAGCCGAAGTGCGGTCCTTGAACTGCTGCGTCGTCTCCGCCGCATACGCCGCCAGGCCACCCGAGTTCGCGGACCCGGACGGGTACCCACCAGATGGAGAACTCATTGCACACTCCATTCAGGCGCAGAAAAACGCCACGGATTTCACAGTGGGGAAACGCGACCTGATCAGAAACGCGGGCGCGGCGGAGGGGCCGGCAACATCGGGCCGCCAGCCTCACGGCAGGTCTGCACAACAACGAGCTCCCAATCGACCTGCAAATCGATGAACTCTTCCATCTTCTGAACCTTGATCAACAGGTCATTGACCTGATCTTTATAGGGTGAGATCAGAGTGAGTGCGGCAGCGGAAAGGGTTGCTGCACCTGATGCTTCACTGTTCCCCGCGTCCGCGTTGACCTTCCGTTTCTGCGACGAGATCATCCACAACTGCGCAGCCAACACTGCGACTGCGAGTGGGGTGATCACCGAGAAAACTTTCAGGACAGTGTCGAGCCATGTCATCGATCGCCCTCACCCTCTGCCAATGCCGGCGGATCAGCGGGTCGGGGAATCATCAACGCTCGATTCATTCTTCGGCGGTCGCGGACAATGTTCCAGGTGCGAAGACCAGCGGCGACCGTGATCGCAACCCCGATGCTTCCTGCTGTCATTGCCCGTGTCCCCAACGCGAACGCCGCGATGCCATACCCGAACCACAAGACACCGATGATCGCCAACGATGTGATTTCCGCGGATGTTTCCTGGCGGATCTGTTCTGGGGTGCGCGATCTGCTTGAGTTCCAGGTCGCAATCAACCCGCCGAGACCACCGAATCCCATGATCGCGAAGTAGAAGTTCGATCCTGTCGGCCATGCACGGTCGAGCGCCGACGAGATCTCGAATGGTGTTGCCACAGCGAGGATGCCGATCCACATCGAGAGCCCGAATGCGACTTTCTCGAAGGAACCCGCTCTACGGACGACGAGCGGTTGCATCTGATGCCCTTCGATCGCGGAAATGGAGCAGGGCAGACATCCGGTTGTGGAGTGCGAGCAGTGCGAACGCGAGACGGCCTCGACTGTTCGCGGCGGCGGCGAGGATGTGAATCCAGGCGACCCAGGTGTAGACAACGATGCCGGTCAGCCCGCCCTGCTCGAGTTGCCGTGCAGCATCGAGAACGGCGAGAGCGAAGAGGGCATATCCCGTCGCCGCTGCCATGTAGGCGTGGAACAAGATCCGTGCCGAGAACTTCGATGCCGCGAGGAGGATGACGGCGACCATCAGGAAGCCGATGCCCCAGATGATTTCGCCGCCGAACTGACGGAGGGTGGCATAGGAAGGGCCTGCGATGCGATCGGGTCCGCCGATGATGAACGCGGTACCGAGGAAGAATGCGAGTACGGCGGCGCGGAACGGCGGCAGATACACGTCCGCGGTGCCCTGCCCCGGCACTACTGCACCTTCGGTGGCTTGATTGCCAGCTTGTTCTGCAGATACGAGCCCGCTGCCGTGCCGACTGCCCCGAGCCCGAGCCCAATCGCAATCTTCCAGTCACTGAACTGCGTGAAGTCGAAGTTTGGGTCTACGACAGCCTGAACGACCGCAGTGACGAACGCGATGACGACAGCCGCGAGGCCGCCCTGGACCAAGGTCCGCAACGCGCGGGACTTGGCCTGCATCTTGATCCAGCCGACCGGGTCGAAGTCGCCGTCTTCGGTGATGACCGCCGCCGCCGGGAGGTTCGCGAACAGCACGTCCATACGACGACGCCCTTCGGCTTCCAGCCGCTCGAACAGTTCGTCTGCACGCTTCTGGGCGGCAACGACCTCGGCGTTCACCTGAGCAATCGCACCCTCGAACCGAGACGTGATCTCGGCAGTGACATTCCGGGTGATGATGTCGATCGCGTTGTCGGCCATCACTTCCCCTTTTCGTACTCGTACGGTGCGGGATTCTCGACCTTCAAGGCGGACAGAACGGCGTCGAGTTTCAGCTCGACACGCTTGAGTTGCTCGACCTCGAAGTTGCCGATCTCCATGACCCGTCCAACACCATCGACGAGGCTGCGCTTCTTCTGGGTGTGGTCACCCAACTGGTCCCAGCCCCGACGTACACCGTCAGCTTCCTTACGCCCCAGCAACTGCTCTTCGATGTTCTCCGCTGCACCTGCCATGTTGTCCTCCTGGGGTAGGAGCGCGTCGCCGAGTGCGAGCGCGCGTTCGTAGAACTTTCTTCGGTCGTCGAGACCGTTCGTGCCGCCGTTGACGGCCTTCGTCGCACCGAGAAGGTCACGCCGGTCCGCGTAGCTGTTCATGTTCCGAGAGACCGTCCAGTAGAACGTCGCTGCGAGAAACCCCCAGTACGGTTCAGCAACTGCGAGGGGGTTCTTCACGAAGTACTCGGGATCATCGACCAGACCTTTGGCTGCCGCCCACCGTGAGAACGATCGGTAGTTGTTCTTCCCGGTGAGCTGAATCGGGCCGCGGCCCTTGTACAGTCGACCATCGCCGTCGACCTGCGGGGTGTTGCCGAGATCGGTGCGGGTGTCATATGCATCACCCGACGCGATCTCCTCCATCCATTTGAGGCCGCCAGACTCGTGCCCGATCTGACTGCACCACATCGCGACTCGATCTACAGTGGTGCAGTCGGCCATGAAGAGTGCGTTGTTCCATGCCGGGCAGAGCTCTTCGTATCGGTCCATCGAAACGCGGTTGTCCATTGCCTCACCGAGCGTCTGGGCGTCCATCAGTGCACCTCCCGCGTTTCACGGCGAACGTCCGCAGACTCCCGTGCGCGTTGAATACGCCGGACCCGTCGTTTCGTTCGGCCGTGTTTGTCGCAGAGGGTACAGCCGCACATCGGGCGCTCGCGGCAGGCCGCCTGCATCATTTTCGCCATCAGATCGGCCCCATGAATTGCTCTTCGATCCGTGCCCACACCGCGTCATCCTCGGCTGCGACAGGAGCGGCGTTCGGTGTCGCCGTGTACCCCTTGCCGGCGATGCAGGACGCCAACTGATCGACCGACATCCAGTACTCGTACGGGCGGAACCCTGAGTCTGCGATGAACACCTCGCGGGTATCGGCGTTGAAGCCGACGACCGTGAAGTAGTGATAGACCGTCCCGCCGCCGTAAGCGGGCTTCTCGCCGCGGGTACCGAGCGGGTAGTTCGTCGGCGGCACCATCACGTTGCAGACGACTGCGTACCCGCCGAGGATCGACGCCTTCACGTCTTCCCACAGCAACTCTCGCTCGTCGTCCGTCGCATCGTTGCCGGGAATCTGACGGGTGATGTAGTCCGCTTCGACGTTCCGGTTCAGCAGGTCGGTGATGAGACCGATGTGGTTCGTACCGTTGCGGGTAGTCCCTAACTGGCCGGCGAGATCCGTTTCGGTCGAGCCGATTCCCCGCACCTCGAGCGCCACCTGAGTCGACGCAGGCCCACACCAATAGAACGTTTCCTGCGGGATGATCGTCGTGTTGTGGGGAAGAACGATGTCGGCCATGACTCACCCCTTGATTCGTAGAGCGATACGGTCCGCCAACTGACGGTCGATATTCGACTGAGCACGCAACCCCCGCTGCCCGAACGCAGTAGCCACCTCAGCGACATCCCGCGACCGAACACCCAGACGCTTCGCCAAATCCAAGACACGGATTTTCGCGGGAGGTTCGTTCTCCAAACCGAACTGCTCGAGCACCACGTTCGCGATCTCCGCACGCTCATGCTGCGGAAGACCCTCGTAGATCTGGCGGGTATCCGGCACCGCAACATCCGGGTCGGTACTGTCGACCCACTGCCCGGCCGCCGTCAAACGGTTCAGCATGTTTCCGCCCGCCTGATACTTGCGAGTCGGACTGTCCGGCAACGGATCACCGGGAACCCGTACACCATCGATGGTGACCATCAACCGCTTCACACCGTCGATGACCTCCATATCCAAACCGAGGCACTCACACAGATGCTCCGACTGGGACTCGAAGAACTCCGTCGGCAACGGCAACGGCGCACCCTTCACCGCGAACCCCGTGAACATCCACAGGAACCGCTGCCTCGCCATCGAGAAATCGCAGTTCTCCCGAGTCGGGAGCCCGATACCGTCCCACGTCTTGTTGAAGTCGTTGACGATCTCCGGCATCAGAACACTCCCGCCTGCTGAACATCACTGACCAGCGACTCGATTCGTTCCCACGCCCTCTGGCCGGGATCCTGCAACGCCCGGTCATCACCGACAGCGAGGGCGTACTCGACAGCTGCCTCACGCGACCACGACAGGATCGTCTTCGACACCCGGTCCATGTAGATACGGCCCGAGTAGTCGTACTGGCGGGTCGCACCGATCCGGTCGCCGAGTGAAATATGGCCGTCGTCGCCGATGAGGAACGGGCCACCGTCACGCACATTCAGTTCATGCGCGACATACGTTCTCGTCTCCCAGAAGCCCTGACGCAGCACCATCAGAGACGAGATGGTGTACGCCTTACCGGCACCTTCCTGGAAGAACTCGAAATAGCGTGACCAACCCGAATCCTGAGCTCGCGCAAAACTCTTCACGGACATCCACGCGAGGATCGTGTCCTCGTAGAACGGCTTCAGGATCGTGTCGATAGACCCGCCGATGGAGCCGATCTGCGCCAGGTTCCCGAGAATGTCTCCGAGGGCTTGGATTCCGGCGCTGATCGCCTCGTTGACGCCCGGCATGGAATGGCCGCCGGTGTTCACCTGGATAGCAGTCGACGGTGTCTCCACCCACTTCGCTGACGTGACCCCGGATCTCTCCCCGGTCAGGTAGACAGCGAACGGTAATCGTTTGTCCGTGCGCGTCGCTCGACGCCCGGGAACGAAGTAGTCGCCGGGGATCTCACCGTTGGTGATCAACGCCGACGTCGAGTCGATGAAGTCCGACGCGAACCCTGTGATCGTGCGGATCAGCCCGTCGAAGATCGTTCCGCCATGCGACGTACCAGTGTAGACACCGGACTTGTCGACGAAATCGACCACCAGCGCGCCGTGACGCAGGTTCGCGCCCGGCCACGGAGGCTCATCCCCCGCCAGATACCGACGCAGAACCGGAGTGATCTCCGCGTCCTGCATCATCGGCTTCGCCATCGCATGGAAGTTCTTCCAACGCGACGTAGCGATACCCCAGATGGTGCCGGCCGCCATGTCCTGGATGAACGACGTCGGTTTGACGACGATGTTCCAGTTCGATTGATCCAGCGACCCGAACCACGAACCCAGATTCATCGGCTCGTCCGGGAAGGTGATCAGCGGGTTGTGCTCACGGAAGACCTGCATGAAGAAGGTCGTCTTCAGGACCCAGATCATCGGCCCGGGAAGGATGAACATCCTTGGCTGCACGATGGCGGGGAGGAAACTCGAGGACCACACGTCGTAGTACTTGAGCTCTTCATACGAGGACGCGAACGTCAGTGTCGTGACCGATGTTCCGTCTTCGAGGTCGTCCTGGGAGACGTTCTTCAGGCGGCCGTCCCACCGGTCACCGACGTAGTCGACGGTGATGTGGATGTTGCGTTTCTCGCCGCGCTGGATACGGGCCCACGAGTCGAGCGCCCAGCGGGCTTCGTTCGAGTTCGTCGGCAACGGCAACGTACCGACACCGGTGTCTCCGTCGACCTTCTCGAAACTGCCCGAGTACTCGTTCCCGACGACGAACTGTAGGTTCCATTCGCCGTCGTGGAGGCGCACCACCGGTGGGACTTCCCGCAGGCGGCGTTCCTCCCGATGTGCGTTCTCCGTCGCAGCGAGGATGGCGTTGCACTGATCGAGGAGGCTCGCCCCGAGGTCGACACTCATTCCAACCCCCATGGCCATTCGGAGTAACGACGCGCAATGAACATCGCCATCGCGCCACCGGCAGGAGCATTCGTCACCGACACAGTGATGTTCTGCTCCGGTGTGTACGGCGGCCACCAATAGGTGAAGTACTTGCCGGGCACCGGCATACGGCCCAACAGGTTCGTTCCCGCAGACGAACGAATCATCAACTCCCGAGACGAATCGGTCGTGATGACCGCACCCTCATCCGTCGATGTGATCAGCGGAGTCAGGATCGTCCGCGTGGTGTGATCGAGGCCGGACGCGAGGTCGGGGCCCGGGGCACGCTTGTACGGTGCACCGCGCCACGAATTGTCCGGAATTGTCCACTGCCCGCGAGTGAGAACCCAGCGTGCGGGCATCTCCTGATCCGTCGGATTCGACGGCTTCGGGCCCTTCGCCGCAGTACCCCCGACCAGACCCGAACCCGAAGTGCCGGTCGTCGACCAGTTCGACACAACCGAATCCCAGTACCACATCGGCTGACCTGCACGCAGAGGAAGAATCGGATTCGCATGACCGGCCACCAGAATGTCGGTGCCCGGGTCGAAATCGGATCCCTCGTACAACTGCACATCCAGCGACCGAGTCCCCGACAGCTCCGTCGTGTACGCGATCCGCGCCAACTTCGCTTCCGGATCCCACCGATCCAGCTTGTACTGGAACGCTTTCCGGAACTTCGACACGATCACATCGACCGGAGTGTTACCGACTTCCTTCACGTGGAAGCCGAGCATCAGGTCGCGGACATCGATCCACATCCCCTCGAGGGTTCCGCCGACCTGTCGTGCACCCGACTTCCACGTCTGCCGGACAACGGAATCCATCAAGCCCTTGACTTGATCCTGACCGAGGTAGACGCCCTGCTCCCCCGCACCCTTACCGTGCACACACCAATAGGAGCCGTCCGCTCCGAACACCTCGATACGGGAAGAGGAGGTCACAGTTTGCCTCCGTATCGCATCATCTGTTTCGTCTGCAGATCCCGGACCGACCGGATGACTGTGTTCGTGTCGTGGCCACGGATCTCACCGATGTGCACCGAGAAGTCCGGGCCCTTACCTCCACCGAATTCGGACGGCTCGGCGGTGAGGAGGTCGGTGACGTTCGCCAACGCCTCATGCGCACCGGTCTTGTTGTTGATGACATTGATGCCCGGAGGGATGACGCCGCCCTGGTCGAACACCGGAATGCCGGCGGCCGGCTTCAGCAGCTTCCGGATCACCTCTTCCCAGTTCGGGATGGCACCCGGCGTCACCGGTAACTGCCCGGCGATATCGTCCGCGGGGAACGACGACGGCACAGAACCCAACGCCGCCTTCGGATCCATCGTGGGGATCTCGAGGTCCCACCACCGAGAACTACCGAGACCGAACGGAACCTGCTCGGCGACAGCGTCGATACCGATACCGACCAGGTCAGAACCGAACTGCTTCAGCCGTCCCTTGATCGAGAACGAGTCGGTTCCTCCGCCTCCAACTTCCGGATTGGCCAACGCTTCACGAGCCTTGAGGAGCTCGATGTCGGCCTTTTCCTTCTCCGCCACCGACGATGTGAGATCCGCATAGACAGTGTTGCGGCGCTCGTTGGCTGCATCGACCGCGATCTGCGCATCGACACGGGCCGACTCGGCATCGGAGTACGTCTTCGCGATATCCGGTGCCTGCGGTGCAGGAGCATCCGCCACAGTCGCCCCAACGCCATCCTTCTTGCCCTGGAGTTCGACGACTTTCTGCTCCGCAGACCGCACGGACAGATCAGCCTGGTCCTTGTCGGCCTTCGTGTTGTCCTCTCCCGCATAAACCTTGTCGCGGGCTTCCTTCGCCTGAGCGACAGCGACAACCGCCGACTCCAGATCGATCTGGTCACTGGCAGTCCACGGCACCGGTGCCGTTGCGGCACCGCCCGCCATCTCGGCGATGTTCGCAACCAACGAATTCGGCAGGTGGAACTTGTGCGGGAACTGACTGTCCTGAGCACTCGCCCGATCCGGACCGATACCCGATGTTCCGTTTGCGCCACCGGACTCCGCAGGGTTACCGGCAACTGTCGCCGCCATGTGATCATCCGAAGCACCGACCTGGAACAGTGTTCCGGCAGGGCCGAGACCGGACTGAAGACCGGCCGTTGCGCCGCCGATCAGCGAATACGTCGTGTAAAGACGCTTCGTTGAACCGACGATGCCCATGACGATCTGCTGCAACCAGCCGACAAATCCGGAACAGTCGAAGTTCGACGGGCCGGTGCCGCCCCACTCGTACGTGTTTCCGGTAACACCGCGGCCCGCATTCAGCGCTGCGTTGATACCACCATCCGCGTACTTCTCCAGACGCATCCCGAAACGTTGAGCGATTTGCCCGAGGATCATTTCCGAACGAGGCCGCTTCGCAGGTGCCAGCGGTATGTAGCCTTCACCGCCAGTTTCCGGCTCGCCGAAAACTCTCCACGATCCAGCAGGCGCAATATGGGCAGTGTGGTCCTCGCGGACCCCACCGTTGGCGTAGTAGTCCCACACCCCGCCATTCGCATTCGGGAGCAGGATCGGCGCGACCGGCCCTTGGACACCATTCGCGTTGAAATCTCGCTGCGCCTGCTGCGTCCGGATCGTGTCGACAACAACGGTCATCGTGCGCGGCCGGTTGATCAACTCATCCAACGTCGCCTGCGCCGCAGCATCATCGGCATAGACCTCGACGGTGCCGTTCTCCAGCGTCCGAACCTTGAGATCCAACGCCTCCAAACGGGCGATCGCCGCAGCATCCAACGTATCCACCGTGATGGACTTGTCATCCGGTACAAGATCGACCTTGTCCTTCAGAATGTCCAACGCGATCTGCGAGCCAGCCATGTTCGGCTGATCGATGAGAGTCGACACCACCGACGGAATGCCGATGTACTTGTCCGCCAGCCGATCCGCTTCGGCACCGACCACACCGAGCGTCCCGACCTGCTCGATGAACTTCTGCCGAGACTGCTCCACCACACTAGTTGCGGCCTGCTGAGCGCCCGCCAGATCACCGTTCGCGACCGCGGCATCCCTCGCTGCCCGAGCAGCATTGAGAGTCGCCTCCTGCTGCGCGACAGTCACATCGAGGAAATCACGACCAGCAGCTGTCGCCACGTCGATGGTGTTCGTGTCGACATCGATCGTCGGCTTGACGAGGACATCGTTCTGGTTCTTCTCCCCCGCGGCCGACTCCTTCGTCGACTCGAACGCAGCGTTCAACGCTGAGTTCGCCTGCTCCAAATCGAGGGGGTTACCGTTCAACGCATCGAGGGCCGCCTTCAACGCCGACGTACGATCCTCTGCAGTCGCCGCAGAATCGGTGATCTTGTCGATCGCCTCCGAGAATGCCGTAGCTGATTCACTGCCCTGATCCATCGCCAACGCAGTGTCGGACTGGATCCGCTGCGCCTCGTTCAACTGCTCGTTCGTGGTCCCGATGCTCGTCGCCATATCGACGGCACCGACACCGGCATCGTCGAGACTGTTCTTCAGCGCCTCGAGCGACGACACCTTGTCGGCCTCGCTGGCACCGGCCGCGGACAGAGTGGTGTTGTAGTTGTCGAGCTTGCCCTTGACCTCGTCGTACTTCTGGCTGTTCCCGCCGAGCGCCGCCGTCAGATCGTCGAGAGACACACCAGCCCGGTCGTAGCCGTTGATGTTGCCCTTGTAGACGTTCGACGCCTCCGTCGACCGACGGATGTTCTCGCCGATGACAGAGTTCACCCGATCGAGAGCGCCCTCTTGATTGAGGTGCGCCGCAACAAGATCGCCCTCAGCGATACCGTAATTGCGGGCGGACTCGATCAGACCGGACTCGGCCAGGATCTTCGCCTGAGACGCGATCGTGTTCGCCGTGACTGCACCGGTCTGCGCGTCGAGCGTGCCACTGAGAGCCTCGACAGCCGCCTTGTTCGCCTCGGCCGCAGCCTTCGCCTCCTGGTTCTTCTTCATCCAGAAGAACAGAGCAGCGCCAGCAGCGAGCACAGCGATACCGAACGGCCCACCCAAAGCGGACACGATGCCGCCGCCGGCGAGTTTCAAAGCTGTTCCCGACGCTGCAGCCAGACCCGCGGCCGTCGAGAACCGGGCGGCACCAGTCGCCGCGTTCACGAACGCCGACTGCATACCAGCAATAGCCGGACGGGATGCCCCGATCTGCTGAATCGCAGAACCGAAACGGCCCATCTGCACAACACCATTGCGGCTCGTCGTGATCAGGCCACCCTGAACCGTAGCCAACATGCGGGTCGTCGCGATCGCGCGACCGGTAGCTGCGCTGACATTGGACAGGATCGGGGGGATGACTTTCCACGCGATGAACGCCGCGACCAACGCCAAAACTGTGTCCGTGTTCCCCGCCAGGCCATCGAATACCGGCAGTAGGAAAGACGACAATGCGTTCACCGCAGGGATGACCCGGCCGGCGATTTCCTCACCGAAATTGCCGAGAGCGTTCTGCGCCTTCGCGATACCACCGGCAGTGGTTTCACCGAACGCCTCAGCGGACCCGGCGAACTGCGAATTGACCTCAGCGAGAATGATCTTCTGCGCACCGAGGAGATCGTTCTGCGCAACCATCTGCTCGATCTGAGTCTTCTGCTCAGCAGAGAACGTGATGCCGACCTTCGACAGCGCGGAGACGCCCTTGATCGGATCGTTCAACGCCTTACCGAGCTGCAGCGCAGCACCCTTGGCGTCGGTACCCATCGCGACCGACATATCCGTCATCGCCAGAACGGTCTGATCGAAGACGTCGTTGCCGTCGCCCGACTCGTTCTTGATGTTTTTGAACGTCAGGAGGAAGTTGGCACCGGCGACGGTGCTTTCCATCTCGACAGACGTCATCGCTTCGATGCTTTCGGCGAGTTCACCGACATGCTCAGCGGAGACCTGTGCGGCCCCACCGGTGGACTTGATGACCGACGCGGTCTGCGCGGCAAGGGTTTCGACACCCTGCACATCCGCAAGTGACTGCGTCAGGAAGCTGATCGCTGCAGCACCGGCAGCGAAACCGGCGATCTCACCGGTAAAGCTCTCGTTGGCACCGAGAGCAGTCTCGCCCTGGCTCTCTGCCTCACGGGCATTCGTGGCCTCAGCCGAGTTGACGGCGGCCGCGGACACAGCTCCGCCGATGGCACTGATGCCACTGGTCGCTTCCGACGAGAAAGAGCTCGCGAACTTCGAGCCCTGCTCACGGCCAGCTGTTTCCATCTCCGGGCCGACGTTGCGGTTCAGTTCCCCCGCGATACCGGGAACAGCAGCGATAAGTCCTGCCGCGGTGGTCGAGAACGCGGTACCGTACGACTCGCCCTGCGTCCGCCCAGTGCGCTGCATGGCGCTGCCCTGGCGTTCGAGATCCGAGGTGATCTTCTTCGTCGCACCCGCGGTGCTGATGCCGCCGGCGAACGAGGTACCGAACTTCGCGCCCTGATCGCGGCCGAGGCCCCCGATCCCGGACATCTGCCGCGTCAAACCCGGAACGAGGGACTGCTGCGTCGACCCGGTGAACGCCGAGCTGAAACTGTTGCCCTGCTCCCGACCTGAACGGGTGACTTGTGCACCCACCCGGCTCAGTGAACCGGTGAATCCGGTACCGAACTTCTGGCCCTGTTCGGTACCGGACCTCGCTAGGCCGGGACCGACCTGCCGGTTGAACTCGCCGACGAACTTCGATGCCTCCGGCAACATGGAGATATACGCGACAGCGAGCTCAGTTGCCATGAGACACCTCCATTGGTTCTGTCACGCAGTGATGTCTTCGAGGTGCTGCCATGTTTCGCGCCGCACGATCCGGCCGATCGTCGATTCCGAAACCTCGTACGACGCAGCAAGATCCGAGTTCGTCAGATTGCCCGCCTTTGCGAGGGACCGGACCGCCAAGACTTGCTCGGCGGTCAGCTTCCCGCGGTGCGGTTCGACATCGTCGGGCACCGCATACAGGTGCTCGACCTTGCGGCGCCTCTCGTCGATCGGGATCGCTTTGCCGCCGTACTTCTTGACATTGTCATCGGACACCAGACCGGGACGTGGGAGCGGCTTCGGCCGGTGAATGCCCTTCGAGCCGTCCTTGCTGATCATCCAATTGTGTTCGGCCAGTTTGTCGAACACCATCGCCACCAGGAAGTCGGTGTGCGACCACATCCACTCGTCGGGCTTCAGTTCGCGGACGAGCGCCGAGTCGCGGTCGAGGTGCGCGAGGATGTTGAGGAGGTCGCGGAGCGAGAAGTCTTGGATGCCGATCCACCGGAGGCGGAGGCCTTGCGCGATGAGGTCCGCTTCGATGGCCCCTTCGTGGTCGTCGATGACTGCGAAGAGGCCGAGGATTCCGGGATTGTCACCTCGGATGCCTCGGTCCACGTCGTGGAGAGCCAGTCGATCTGGTCCTCTTCGAGGGTCGGGATGACCTTGCCGAGTTCGGGGTTGAGCATCGTCGCGATCTCGCGGACGAGGTCGTACTGTTCCTCGATCGTGAGTTTCATCTTCGCTGCCTCGAGCGCTCGTTTGCCTGGCTCGGACTTCGGGTTGATGTACTGCAGTTTCGGGAGACTGAACGTCATCAGTGAACCGTCTACCGGGATGTCGAACTCCCAGCGGTTCTCCGGCAACTGATGTGCCGGCAGTGGCATAACGGATCGGTCGTTGACCATCGCAGCGGCCCCTCTCGTTCGGCAGCGGCCCGAAGGCCCGCCTGGTGGAGGCGGGCCGCTGCGGTGGATACCTGCACCAGGCGGGTTCTGTTACGCCCCGGACGGGACGCCGTTGTTGGCGTATTCGTAGAGCTTGTTTCCGAGTGCGTCGGCGAAGCACTCGACGGTCACCTGTCGCGAGATCACGTTCGTGTGAACGAGGTTCGCGTCACCGATGGTGGTGATCTGGCCGTCCGGCACACAGAGGCGAAGCTTCTTCTGGTCGTCGAGGACGTCGACCAGCCACGTCTTGTGGGGAAGCTTCTTCGCGTTCTTCACCGTCGCGAGTCGAGTACCGACCGTCGACGTCGCGGGAGTCACGATGACGTTGGTGTCACCGTTGACGGCCTTCGCGACTTCCTCGTTCATGAACTCGAGCAACGAGAACTGCAGTGTGACGGTGTGATCGGACTGCACCACCAGGATGGTGTCGCCACCGAACGCCTTGATCTTCGTTGTGTCGCGGCCCTCGGTGAGGGTGATTCCGTCCTCACCGATGTAGCCGAGCGACTTGAATGCCGCTACCGGCGCGGTGACTTCGGACGTCGGGAGGACGGTCGCCAGCGGAGCCCACCAAATGGGACCCGTGACGAGAGGTGTTGCGTTGAATGCATTGGCAGCAGTCTGCGCCATGATCAGGCCCCTTTCAGGCACGTTGCAGCGGCCCTGATGGAGCTCCCCGCGTCAGGTGCGGGGACAAATGTCGGATCGTTCTGCCCGGCAAAGGCGAACGAGCATGTGAATTGAAACCTCAGCGAGCTGGCAGTATCACGATCCAGCGTTCAAATTGTTGACCAGCGTGTTGTCCCGAGCGTTGCGTACCATTGCAATTGGTGTGGCCGTGATGACCGAACCGCGCACACGGGACTTGCCCTGACTGACATTCGCAACGAAGCCCTCGCCGCATGCTGCAGCAATCGCCTCGCAACGCTTCCGAATCAGAGCTTCGACAGCTGCAGATTTCCTGATCGTCGAGAATCCCGCGACTTTCCATACGAAGCGCACAGTCATCAGTCGAGTCCTGTCGTGTGCTTACTGGTGGTGACGATCGACGCGGCCGGAATGGTAAGGCGTACAGCCGGAACGATGCCGCCTTCGTTACCGAGGTTGTGCAGCACGGGCTCGACCTCGGTGAAGAAGAACGGGACCGTGGCACCGTCGATGGTGATCTCGACACCATCCGCGGTATCCACCGTGATGGACTGCGCGAGTTCGTGTTTCTTCGGCATCAGATAGCCTCGCCGCGGACATCCAGCGAGCATGTGAACTGGTATCGCGGAAGATTGGTATCCGGATCGGGGAAGAACACAGGCCCTCCGACTTCGTCGTAGTGGTAGACCTGCACACCGTCGTGCCGCCAAGCTCCCCGATTGACCGAGAGAACGGCGCGACACAGACGGGACAATGCAGATGCTTCCGGCGCGGTGATGTCCCAACACTGGATCGTGATCTGAGCCGTGTCGACGACCAGGTCTCTACGCCTGCCTCCGGACCTGAACACCCGCACCGAACGTTTGGTACGAGGATTCAACATCCGGGTGGACACGTGTGCAACGTCATCACGCGAAGCCAACTCGGAACGCAGCTTCGACACCACCAGCGCCTCGACGTCAGGGAAAGCTATTGCCTCACTCACCCGTCCACCCGCCCCAGGTTGACGATCCCGCCGGGGTTCCACCCGAACGGGTTGTGGTCGTACATTTCAACCGGGCCGATGACGTCGAACTCGGTGCCCTCGAGCACCATCCGATCCCGGGGGGAGCACCTGAAGTCGGGTGGAACCATCAACTCCACCTCGACGACAACACGGTCGTGTCCCGCCAATTTCGGCTCGGACCCATGCGGTGCACCCCAGCCGTAGACGCGCTTCTGGACAGGAGCAGCCCAGACCTCGACGGGATTACCGTGAGCATCATCAGGTCCGCTCGACGACCAGACGCGGTGTCCGACTGTGAACAGCAGCGGGAATTCAGGGCTCATAGATCGGCACCCCGGCGATGACCGCGCCGCACGAGCACGAGCCACCGAAATACAGCGAGCAGATCGGTGAATGCCAGACCGTTGATCCGACTGTGTCGACCGAATACGCCTTGCCCTGTTCGCCGCTCCTGCAGATGTCCTGCAGTTGAGTGATCTCACTGGGCCAGAAGTTGTACCCGGTGCGTTGCCGCGTATCCAGCGTCTCGCTGTACGAACCGGCCGCGCGTGATTGGAGAGCGCCCGCGCCCGCCTTCTCCCACCTGATGATCGCCCCGACGAGGATCAGTTTCGCCTCAGCGACCTTGTCTTCGTCCAGGTTGTCCCCCAGCAGGCAAGGCGCTACCCGCGTTGCACGGGCATTGGCCCCTTTGATCCACATGTCGACCATGGGATTGGATGCGAAATGCTCGGGAAGATCGATGGGTTGGACTATGGCGGCCACGAGCAACTCCCCTCGGTCTTACTCGCTCGACGCCTTCGACCGACTCGGCGGGCGCTTCGGCGTCTGGTCCTCGGGAAGGCGGTATCCGGATGCGATGCGCAGTTCCTTCTTGGACTCCGCTACGGACACCGTCTGACCATTGGGTGCGATCAGTGTGACTGTTTCGATTTTCTCGCTCATCAGAATTCCTTTCCGGCCTAGACGTTCGCGACCGCGTCCTTGACGATCGAGAAGGCATCCAGCGACAGGATTCCGACGCCGTACACGACCTCGGAGCGGATGGCAATCTCGTTCTTGCGCTGGAGATCACCGAGACCATCGGGGTCGCCGTACTCGATCAACGTGAGGGGGATGTCGACCTGGACGCCCCACCGGAATGCGGTGAAGTCGCCGACGATGGCCTTGATGTTCGGGTTCGTGGTGCGGTAAGCACCGGTGGACGGGGTTACAGCTTCCGGGCCGCCGCGGACAGTGTCCGAGACCGCTGCTCCCAGACCGGAGAACGATGTCGCGTCGACACCGAATCCTAGTTCGGGGTACAGCTTCTGTCCGCTCTGCGGATGCCGCTGGGTGGCCAGCTTGAATGCGAAGCTGTTGTCCAGCGCGAGTCCGTTGGGCGAGATGCTGTCCTCGAGCACGAGACCGACAGCCGCCTCCACCGCCTGATCGGGAGTGGCAGCCGAAGCGGTGGTCAACTCGACGACGTTGGTCGAGTCCACGATCTTCGGCGGAGTACCCGCCAACGCGGTACCGGTGAGCGGGTTGATTCCGTGGATGCCGATCAGATCGAGCGCGCGACCGAGCGCGACACCGGACAGGTCCGCCATCGTCCGGAGAACGCCGAGCTGGCGAGCCTCGTCGGCCCACTTCACCTCATGGCTGAATCGCTGCGTGACCTGCACCTTGCGGACCAGCGAGGTGACCGGGGCGAACGTCGCAGTCGACTCGCCCTTCTGCTGGCTCTCACCAACGACCTCACCGCGCGGCGGGGCGGTGAGCGTCATGTACTGCTGCTCACCGAACTCCTGGGGCTCAGCATTCGACAGGCGCGCGAGTACGGATCCGCCCTGAGCCTTCTGCCACACACCCCCGACCAAGTGACGAGGAAGCTGGAAGCTGCCGGTATTCAAAACGGCCATGGGATTGTTCCTTTCGGGTTAGGAATTACCCCCGTTGAAGAACGATCGCGCGAATTCGCGGTCGCCTTCTTCGGTGGTCGTTCCGGTCTGTGTCGACGTGCCCTCTTTGGGCACGCTCGGGTTCTTCTTCTTGCGATCAACCTCAGCGGTCGCTTGCGCGGCCACACGGGCGGCGAGCCTCTTCGCCTGAGCGGTGAGGGTCTCCTCGTCGGTTCCAGTGAGAAACAGGTCCGCGTCGGACGGTTCCCCGTCGTCGCCGCGTTTGGCACTGATGCCGTACTCGCCGGCCACTCGCAGACGCAGGGTGTTCGCTTCGGACTGCTGGTACTTCTTCTCCAGCTCGGCGATGCGGTCGTCGGCGGTCTTCTTCCCCTCGGCGGCCTTCTTCAGGTCGTCGTAATCGGCGTATTTCGTTGCGAACTCGGTGTGCGCCTTGCGACGTTCCTCTGTCCGCGTCTTGCCGATCAGCTTGTCGAGTTCCTCCTGGCTGAACGCCTTCGACTCGTTGCCATTCTCGGGCTCGGAGGACGGGGCGGGCTGGCCTTCGGTGCCTTCGGGTGCAGCTTCAGACATGCGTGTTTCTCCTGATCCGTCCGATTGACCGCTGGACGTGAGCGTGGCCCGTCGGGTGACGGGAAGTTTCGGGTGGAGCGGCTAGAGGTTCTCTGCCATCCAGTCTTTGGCGCGCTCTCTGTCGGCGTCGTTGGTGGTTCGTGCGCTCGGCGTGAACGCGCGAACCGGTGCTGGTAGGCCGTTGAACGCGGGAGCGCAGACGCACTTGCAGTTGTCGTGTGACGCGAAATCGGCTGTGAGCGCGGTATACACGTCGCCGCGGCCCGCGAGCATCTGACAGAACGCACACGAACCCGGACTTGTTTGGCGTTGCCATCCACGGGCTCGGGGGTCTGCGTCGACGTTGCTCATGATGGTTTCGCGGCTGGCGTTCATCACCCGCTTCACCACGCCACCCGACACCAGTGGGAGTGCGGTGTCGAAGTTTCGCTCCGCGAGCTTCGCGCCCCAGCCCGCAAGGGCGTACGCGCCCAAGTCCAACACTCGGACGTCGGCCAGGAACCTGCCGGAGACGTTCAAGTCCGAGCGGTATTCGTCGTACCACTCGGCGGTCACATCAGCTGCGGCATCCCCGTAGCTATCGACGAGTGCAGGCACCACATCGAACAGTCCCTCGGACACAGTGGACTCATCCAGATTTGCCCACAATGCCGCGAGGTCCGATTCCGCGTTATTGGAGAGTCGAACCAGCAGTCTGCGTAGTTCCGTTGGTGTTGTCGGCATTTACGTTCCCTCCTCGCAATGTCTCGAGAAGTGTCCTTCCTTCGGATTTACGCTTCGCTGCCATAGCCCGTTTGATCTGCTGCGGCGACAATCCAAGGAGCTCGTAGCCGACCTCGGTCCCAATGAGTTCGGGTGCCACAGACAGTTGCTTCATGCCCGCATCAGCAGCTGCCGACCGCGCAAGGTAACGGGGGTTCCGCCACTGCGTGTCGATCGACTTCCACTCGGTCGGAACCGCGTCGACTGCAATCCGGTTCTTCATCGCCAATGCACGCACGAACGATTTCCGTAGCGGAGACGTGAAGTTGTCGTCAGCGCCCTCCGCCTCGGCGATCAACTCGTACTGCGATGCGTCGTACGATTCCGCCGACGTCGGGTTCGTCATCTCACTGATCGCGACAGCCGAGTCCGGTAGCGACGATTCGCGGGCGAACAGTTTCGAGAGACCGTTGATGTCGGACCAGTGCGGATCCGGGCTCGACGCCGGGAACTGCTTGACATCAGCGCGCGCCAACGTCGGGTTGGTCTCGTCCTTGTCGTCGTTGATGCCCTTGATGCGGCCGAGGCGGATGTTCCACATATCCCGCTGTGTGCCATCGGCATTGCGGAACACAGACTCGTCAGCACCGAGCAGCCAGAACTCCGGGTACGAGTACACGTCCATGTGGCCCTCGCGGCGCACCAGTTCACGGACTGCAGCGTCCTGCAAACCCATCATCGGACGCGTGATCCGCGACTGCCCGAACGGTCGCTGCGGAGTCGGCTTGTACGGCAACACATCAGCGGGGACGCCATACACATGATCGGCGCGGTCAACCTGCCACTTCGAACTCGCCTTGTCCCGATACGCGGTGATGGTCTCGTTGTCGACGTACAGCGCCAACGTGAGAACAGCGCCGTCACTGTCCTTGTCGATCACGGACAGGAAATTGTCCAGATGCCGGCGGCGACGATTCCACGTACCGGTCGCCTCGGTGGCATCCTTCACGTGAATCAGCGCATCCGGCTCATCGGCCTGACCGACGGTGTTCACCAGGAACGCCGGACCGTGCTGCAGTGCAGCAACGATCGCGCCGTCTATCTCCGATGCGAGATGATTCTCGTCCCACACATCGGAGCCGCCGATACTGTCGAGATCGCCATCGGCCCAGACGAAACCATCGAGATTGCAGCGACGCGCCAACGCATCGACAGCCTTGCCGGTCCACCCGACAACCAGACCGAGGCTGAAATACTGCGGCGGAATCAGCGTGCCGACCATGCGAATGGTGCGCTTGTTGTCGTAGTACGACGTGCGCAGCAAGTTCTTCATACGGAGACGGTCGATCTCGCCGAGCAAACCGTTGACGAGAGCGTTCTCGTCGGCAGTCAAACCGGGGATTCGTACGGCAGAAAATGCCATCGCGCTACCTCGCCCCCGCTCGACGTCCAACTGCTGCAACACGACCCGACGACGACGAACGCCCGGAGCCGGTCGGCTGCCGAGACGTCATCGCCGCATACACCGCAGCAGACATAGCGATCGCCGGCCCAATGTCGAACGAATCCGAGCGAGGCATCAGCATCCACCCACCCGACGCACGATCCTGCCTACGAGACCCGCGAACAGCATCCGAGAGTTCTGGTTGTCCACCATGCGACAGCCGACCCCCTTCCGCCATTCCAAGCCACAACGCATTTCCAGCACCGGACTCGTTCTGTGTGTATGCAGTGGCGTTGTAGCCGAGCTGCTTGAGTTTTTCGCCGACCGCCTTCGCGGCACCAGTCGAATCGTGTTTGATCAGAACGCGGCGAGTGATCCGTTCGGTCAGGAAGTTCATCGCCTCGACCTCGGACTGTGTGCCCATCGCTATTTCGACGTGAGCTGAATCGCCCTCGGACCAGCACGCGACAATCCAGTACCAGCCGGAGCGGGTCGCGTTCACACCGAACGTCGTGGGGCTACCCAACTCGTCGACGTCAGCAGTCAACCGTTTCCAGTCGTCACGCGACACAACCGCCAGCGACTCGTTCGTCTTGTCCCAGATGCCGAACACCTCGCGGCGCACATCCTCCGGGGACATGTTCTCTACAAGACGCTCGATGGCCGACTTGTTCACACGGAACCCGAACGACGGGTTCACCTCGGTGAGCTTGTCCCAGAAACGCGGCGCGTCGATGTCGGCAACTACTTCGTCTGGATCCTCCGGCGAGAACTCGACATAGACGCCCTTGTAGGGTCGGCGCTTCTTCTCCTCGAGTGCACGATCCCGCCGCCGCTTGAATGCCTCGTTCACACCGAGCGCCACTTCCTGCGGTCGCGGAGGAGTTCCCATGAAGAACGCCAAGCCCAGATCGGAGACGTTCATCGCAGCCAGCATGTCGGTGAGCGCCGACTCCTTCAGATTCTGACTCTCGTCGTACACCTGAATGTCGACCTCAGCGAAGCCTCGACCGAAACCAGAAGACCGTGCACCAAACAGGATCCGCGAACCGTTCGCGAAATGCACACCGCGACTGTCATCGGTCATCACCACCGGGAACTGCGCCCGCATCTTTGGGCGAATCAGCGGCTTCTCCACGATCCCCGCGATCTTCATCAACGTCTCCGATGATGTCCGATCATGATGCGACGACCAGATGACCAACGTTCCCGGGCGCGACAAGCAGATCGCGACGAGGCCGACCATGATGCCCCACGTTTTACCGACCTGCCGGGCGATGCTCAGCGTGACACCCATGACGTCGCACGCCAGCGTTCCGTCTTCTCTCAGGCCCAGCGCCGCGTACCAGACATCTTCCTGCCACCGGTCCAGAGTCACGCCCATGCCCGACAGTTCCGGGGCGATGAGTTCGTCGTACCGCGTCAATGCCATATCGTCGGGGACGACGCAGTAGCGGGCGATGTCGACGAGGGCGGCGGGATTAACCTGACTTGCGGAAGCGGCCGGCATCGATCGCAACCACCTTGCCGGATGTGTTCTCGGTTTCGGTCGGCTTCTTCGACAGTGCACGCAGGCGCATGATCTCAGCCTTCGCTCGTTCCAACTGAGCGTTCAACTGCGACCGCATCTGCGGTAGTTCTTCGAACGCCTCGGCCAGCATGTCGTATCGCAACTCGGCTTCGGCGAGCTCATCGCCGGCAGCCATCGCCGCGGTGAGCGACTTGTATTCAGCCATCGGGCCAACCTCCTCGACCATCGGTTGACCGCCCGATGTCAGCGTGAATGCGCCACAGGCGACGCAAGTCTCAAACGAACCGCGGATTCACATATGCCGCACGGATCGGCGCGATATCCCGAACCCCCGAGGACTTCTCGCGATTGCACTGCCGGCACACACCCTGGCAGTTGTCCAACGAATCAGCCTCGGCATCGGACCAACCCATCCGCTTCGCCTCATCGGACGACACAATGTGATCGGCCTCGAACGAACGCGGATGCGGCGGCCGAGCCTCGAACTCGATCTGCCCACCAACAGCCTGACAATCAGCCGTGATCTGCAAAGCACACGGAGCATCCCCATCACGCCGGCGAACCTCAGCACGACGACGATTCCGTACCGCAGTCGAAGAAAACGGCACATTCACCGCCTAAAGACTTGGGTGGTTGCCCCCACCCCCGAGTGACACACACAGACGCGTATGCCAGGAGGAGCGGCTGTGGGCGGCGTGAGGGGTGGTCCCCCTGGGGGTTATATGCCGGTCTGCAGTGCGTGGGGGTGACTGTTGTTCGCGGCGAGGCTGTGACCAGCGGTTATGCTGTGCTGCTCTCCATGGTGGGGTGACCACCGCTTGAACAGGGTGTCGAAAGCTTCGGCGTAGGTCGGAGCGACGATGGTGACGTACTCACGCATCTCCGTCGACAGGGTGTAGCGCACATTGACTACCTGCTGGATGTGACCACCGAAGTGTCGGATGATGTCTCGTTCGGACTCCAACTCGGCGTAGGTGAGCTCCGTTGAGGCCAGCAGCATTACGCCGTTGTCCATTGTTGCGCCGACCATGACGAAGTCCGGGCGGGTCTGGTCGATCATCGGGTGCAGTGCACGTTGGTGCAGGTGCCAATGATGACCGGTCGCTGCTTGGTGCCTTGGATGCCGAGTATCGCTGGCCGGCGGAGAACCTTCGAGCCGCAATGCGTGCAGCGTTCGTCGAGGACTGTCCCGGTTCCAGTCAGCTGCACATCAACTGAGTAGCTCACTGTCTTGCCGTCAGCGGAGATGACTCCGACTCCATCAGTTGCCATGCTCACCTCCTCTGTGTTCGTGATCGTCGCGCTCGAACACTGGGGTGAGGGCGGTGAGTGTCTTGCCGCCCGCCTGTAGGACCTGTGTGCGGTCGTAGTGGTCGACGCGTCGCATCGCATGACCTGCCGTGGTGTCCATCAGAACCTGGTGTCGTGCGGTACCCGAGCAAGCAGATCGTCGAGGACGTTCCGGTGTCGGCATTCAGCGACTGGGTCGTCACGGTCGCGTGCACCACGGACCAGCTGCAGTTCGTGTTCGATCTGGTCGAATAGGTTCGGCATGACTGACCTCACTTACCCGTGGGTGACGATGTGTGCCTTTGTGCTGGTCAGCGCTTCATGATCCAGCGGACGATGTGGGCGACGATCTCCGTCCACAGTTCGATCAGCATGATCGGAGTACTGAGGTGGGGACTTCGATGTGTTCACCCATCCGGTAGATGACTGTGCAGTCCGGATTCACTGCGTCGTAGATGTATTGGCGTTCACCGATGTGGACTCGGCCGTTGCGTTCCTGCCACCACACCTTGTGCGGCCCGGTGGATGGCATGCGGTCAACTTCGTGTGTCCGGTATGCGGCGAGGTGGTCGCGCATCAGAACAGGGGAAGGAGTTCGATGATGATGCGGGCGACCGCAATGAGAGCGGAGCCGACAGCCAGGTACGTTGACCAGGGGATACCGAACAACATGAGGGCTCCTCGGGAAGTTGGTCGGGGTGGCAGTGCCCGCTTAGCCGGAGCGCGGGACCAGGGTGGTGGGGAAGCCACAACCACCCCAAGACTGTGGGTAGGCGCAGGACACTCGGGCCGTCCTGTCGTTGAATGCGTCCCTCGCCATGCGGGCGCACCTACCAAAAGCAAAAACCCGAAGCTGCCTGTAGAGACACTTCGGGTACTGCAGTGATGCTACACGTCACGCTGATCGTTGTCTCGTCGACCGTTCACGCCGTGTCGCCGCCATGTAATCGACGATGTCGCGGAGGAGATACATCGGCTTGCCGTCGGATTGGAGGCGTTCGATGTGGCCACGGGATCCCCACTGCCGCACCGTCCTTGCGTCCAACCCGAACATGTTCGCTATCTCAGTCGCTGACATGAGAGTGTCGAGGTCGCCGGCGAGTTCGACGGGTTTCACCCAGCGTTGTCCGAGCTCTTCGATCTTGTCGTCTACCCGCCCGCACTGTGCCGGATTCGCTTCCAACAGTGCGGCCCGATACCACTGTGCGACTTTCCTGGAGCGTTCCAACGGGGTATCCGCTGGATAGGGCCATGGATCGTTCATGCCTTCACCAACTGGCGGTCGAAGTCCAAGACGTCACCGAACAGTTTGAAATGGTCCTTGTCCCACACCCGCGAGCATCCACGGCAGGACACCTGCTGCTGATCCTTCGATGCGACGAGAGCCTTGCGGCCGCAGTGCGGGCAGGGGTCGGTCATCCACACTCGGGCCTCGCCGATCTGCAGGAGCGATTCGGTTGCCCGGTGCAGCCTCGACAAGGCAATGACTGCGTCGACACCATCACGGATTGATTCGACGATCTTGTCGCCGCCGAGCGGGAGTGGTACGTTCACGCACACTGTCCGGGCTGGGAGGTCGACGAGCGTCCCCTTGCGAGACCACAAGACGGATACGCAATGACGGACAGCATCCTCACGCCCCCATGGAATCTCGTCGCCCTGCGTGACGATCCGCGCCCACCGGTGGGTTTCCGTTTCGATCTCCGTCATCAACGCATCGATCGCCAACGGGATCGGGATGGGATTGCCTGCGGTCTTGCGGATCTTCGACTGAATCGGGGACGAATGCTGCTCCACCAGTTCGATGTACATCCGCCGCCAGTCGACATGCAGTTGGCTCATGTCATCGAACGCTGCATCTTCGCAGGCACGGCAGAGACTGTTCGGCTTCTCGGTGCCGGCTGCTATCCATTCGTTGTCCTTGCCGCGGCGGCGGGCCGAGCATTTCGCTTCTCGTCGGCAGAGGTGCGTGATTTCAAGAGCCATGTCGGTGGGGCCTTCCATCACAAAAAGAGGGGACGCGACCTGACTACCTTAGCAAGGCTAAGCGTCATATGCCTGCAGGTCAGACGCCGAAATCAGTCACGATCATTAATCGCGGGCGGCGGCACCAACGCGTCCCGTTCCATCACCGCAGCGATACGACGCAACACCACCACCTGCTCCCGCAACACAGCGAGAAGCTCCCCACGGAACTGGGCACGCTCCACACGCTTACTCACCAAAACCTCCACCAGGGTCGAATACTGACTCGGCGTCGATTGCCGACTCGGCCAAACGCTTCGATATCGACGGGCTCCGAACACGGACCCGGCCACCAAATCCACGGGCCGCCCACACGCTTACGGCTCACCGTCGGGACCTCGTCAACCTCAGTGGTCTACGAGGAGGCCGGCGGCGAAACGGTTCGAGGATCTCACTGATCTGCTCCCGCATGTCCGGTAGCCCAGACGCCAGAAAAGTTGACTCCCACAAATGCTCCAACATGCGGTTTATCGACCGCTGGATTCGACGGTGTTTCATACGGCGGACCTGCCGCCCGACATGGTTATGACGCATGCAGAGTCACTCCTCGCATTTTCAGTTTCTCTGTCAGATTGGACATCCGCCGGTCCCATTCCTTCTGCCAGATGTCGGCCTGTTCCTTGAGCATTTCCTGGATCAGCGCACCCGCGACCTGGATCTGCTCGTCGGACATCCCAGCCGCCCTCAGTCGCTCGAGGCGGGCCTCCACCACTCGATCCCGCTCGGCCTGTTCCGCTTCCTGCTTCTCGGCGAATTCACGCATGATCCGAGACAAGTCGTCTGCGGTGTCGCTCATTGCGCTACCTCCGCGAAGACGGGCAGTTGGTGATTGTGCATCATCCCGCCCTCCAACCGGGCACTGGCGGTGTACGCATTCCCACCGACAACTCTGTGCCGGTGCGGGCCGGAACCATCCCCCGCGTCCACAGACGACGTCCATTCCTCGCCGTTGACGTACTCGTGTGAATGCATCCCGAACCCCGTGTACGTACTGATCGTCTTCATGCGATTCCCTGCCTGTTCGGTTGGTTCCGGTTCCGCCTGGGACGGCGAGAACGATTCACATCTACAGCCCACATCGGCGGAGCAGTAGACGGTTTCGGTACCGACGACTTCGACTCGACAGGCGACTCCCATAGCTTGGCCAACGTGATGTGCAGAGCATCACGCAACGTCAGTGGCAGCCACGGTCCTTCGACCTCCGACCCTGGGCATCCGTACCACTCAAACTGATGCCAGATGAGCCCGCATCGACACAGTCGCGCGTAGCCGTCATCGTTGAATCGAGGTAGCGACATTCCTTCTGGCGCTGTGTATATACCGCTGGCGTTGTCCAGATACACACCGTCGTCTCCCACAGCGGTGCCGAGGAACTTCCATCCGGTCACGCTCCTTCACCCCTTCCGGCCACTGAATACGCCTGCCTTATCGACGCACCCAAAGATTGCATTGCCCTGAGCTCGGACTCGACGGCCTTCGCGGTACGGTCCGCGAACCTGTACGCAGCATCCGCGACATCACGCTGACCCCGGAGATCCGTTGTCGCTACCTCGGCGGCGTACTTGCGTTCATGCGCCGGCCCGTCCGCTTTCAGGTATTCGCGGGCGAACGCGAGATCGTAGGCCCGGTCCGCAGTGAGGAATGCCGTGTATCGGGTGTTGCAGACCGTGACGCCTGCACCGATCCTGTTGGCGCAGTCACGGATCGCTGTCTCGACCTGGGCTGGGTTGAATACTTCAGGCATCGGGTCCCCAATCCCCTACATTGCGCCGGCGGACAGGAGTTGAGGGTGCAGGGAGGTGGTAGCCGCTGCCCGGGATATAGCCGGCAGTGCGTTCCTTCTCGGCAGCGTCCGCGATTGCCTTCGCCTCCACCGCCAGCGTCGCCAAATGCGCCCGTTCCATCCGCGACAACCCCCGCCCGTCCTTCACGGCACGCTGACGAACCCGAACCCCCTCGATATGAATGTCATACGCCCGATCACTCACAATGCCTCCAACATTCGACGCTCAGGACTACCCAACGGGTACGTCAGTGCGCGCTCTGCATCCGACTTCTGCAGCCCCAGATACAGGCCGTAGCAGGCGGCGACGATGACAGTGACCGCTACCGGTATGAGGAGGACCGCCAGGAGTACGCTCATGGCTTCTCTCCACGAGCGGCGGGAATGGCCCGCAGGCGACCGGCCGTGACAGCCCAACCGAGGACCGGAACGCGCCACACGTATCGGAACGCATTATCGCGCGGGTTGTACCCATAGCGGACGCTGAATGGCAGCCAGCCATCGAAGCGGATATCGGCCTGCCATCCCATCGCCTGTACGCCGGCAATGTTCGAGTGCCTGAATACCTTCACCCACGCGGTCACTGCTTCTCGTCGAATCGGTCGCAGGCCAGTAGCATGTCGTCGAGGATCGCGTCGTCGATCGAGATGGGGCCGATGGGTAGGTGTTCGCACAGTGAGCTGAAGGCATCGTGTACGGCGGCTGTGATGGCGAGGTGGGCATCCTGATTGGCACTCATTGCTTCTCCCCCTCAGCGGAAGGCGCGGTGATGATCCTCAGCGTTCCGATGCGCAGAGCTTCTGACACTGTGGCGATGCTTGTGACTGCCCCGTCGATGGCTGGATCCTCGGTGCCTGTGCAACTCACGTCGTGCGGCAGAGAGATGCCGCGATGGTCTCCTGATATCGCAACGTCCAGCAGGTGTCGGGCGGCGTTCCATGGGTCAGCCCAATCGGAATCCACTTCGACCGTCACCGCGAACGTGATTCGTGTCTTCTCAGCCATTGGTGTCCCCCTCGTCAGCAGCGGTGAGGGGTAGCCAGCCGGTCACGTACTCGATCGCGGTCATGCTTGGCCTCCCGCAGTGCGAGCAGCTCTGGCAGCAGCGAGAAGAGCCAACCCGAGGTGCTCCATAGACTCGACCGACGTGATGTCGTTCAGTGACCGGTGGGACACACGATCACGGGGCACTCCGACTGTCAGGTCGTAGATGCCATCGAGCGCTGATGCACCGTGGATGCGCGTCTCACCGTCGTCTTCGGGCAGTTCGATGATGGCGATGTTGGGGAGGGCAGCAACCACAGACGCCTGATGCAGACGGTGCTGGTCTTCCCACGAACTCAACATGCTCGGCATCTGCCAGTCGCAACCGAGGCAGTAGGCACCGTTCAGACTGTGCCTTGCGAGCGCTTCCGCCAACACCCACACCACACCGCAGTTGTTCTGTTCGATTACCGCGGGGTCCGGTGCTACAACTTCACCGTCCGCATTAGAATTGATCATGCTCGATACTCACTTCCATTGAGTTCGGGTAGGCAACGGGATTCATTGATAGGAGTCGTGAATCCCGTTGCCGCTAAACAGAATTCTACCATTTCGGTTCGCTAACTACACGACATTCCGGTACGCACGAACAGCAGAAACACGCTCCGCCAACGCCTCCGTATACGTCAATGTCGAGCCCTGCATCCGCTCCCACGCATAGGCGACATGTCTACCCCCGTAGAGATAGTTCTGGAGCCACCCGACAGCACCCGACCACGACCGCACATTCGCCGGCGACCACCAGCGTTGCCACTGATTCGCCCGCGCCCGCTCCACCAACCGCCGCACATGATCCGGAGAACCGAACCACTCCGACCAATCCGCGAACGACCGCAACGGATTCCCCACCGGCAGTTCCGAGATAGGGTCACCGGGAGCCGAATACGACCACACAGGGAACCGGTCAATGGGGATGGGTCGGGAACCTTTGATGCCGTAGCCGCCACGATCCGGGCCTTCGATCTCGCCCTGCGCCCGCGACGGGTCAGCGAGCAGCCCGACACCGAGGACCTCGAGGGTGGGGTGCATCCCGAGCGCAATCTCCCGAGCCACATCACCCACCACCTGGCTTCCCGCCGAGAACCCCAACAAAACCACAGGGTTCGGGTCCGCGTCGATCATGTGAATGAGGTTCCGGCGGCCCACCTCCTGCGACACCCCGAACGACTCCCCCACCGGCGCATACCCCGCCGAATACTGGAGTTCCTTCACGTCGAACCACGCCTTATCCAGACGCTTCGTCACCTCCGTCAACATGTTGCTGCCGTAGCGTTCTTCCACGCCACGTGCAGTAATCACGGTGACTGTTCTGCGGGCCTTCGTCATTTCGTCTCCAAAGCTTCGAGGATTGTGTCGATCAGGACTGTTCTCGGGACCTGCGGTAACGCTTCCGCGACGAGTTCGACGTGACTGCACGCAGCACGGACTCGGCGGATGGAGTCGAGGGCGTCGGCGAGTTGGTGTTTCAGGTCGTCGATCTCATGCACCACCGACGCGATAGTCCGCTCACACTGCTGCTCATGCTCAACACTCATGACAGTTCCTCGATCAGGATTTCCATGCGCGGCAACTTCCGATCCGTCTCGATCTCATTGCCGCCGTCCTTCACAAACAAGCGCGAATCGTCTCGAACGACGTTGCGTCTCTTCATCGCATCCAAAATGTCCTTGCGAAATGCGCCGAGCCCATCGTTATCGCGGACCCGCATGTCGGGTGCATACTGAACGATCGACACCTTTATCCGCTCAAAGTTCGGGACCGCACCCCGCTTCACACCAGCCGTCTGCAACGCCGACACCACCTGCCAATACAGGCGTTCCTTCGCCGCGGTCTTCACAGCCCAATGCGCATTCCTCCACTGGTTCATCGTCAGTGGTGGTCGGCCTGGGTGGACTGGGTCGACGATCGTCAACGTGACCACCTTCCGCTCCGTGGCGGCGGTCACGAGATGTCCACCAGCTTCAGGAAGATCTTCATCGTCAGGTACGCATCACCCATCGCGGTGTGCAAGGCGATGCCCTCGGTGGAGATGCCGAGGAGGTCGGCGCATTGCGCGAGCCCGAACATCCTGTTGTCCTCGGTGAGCTTCCCGATATGCCCGACGGTCAGCGATTCGACATCCGGTCGGCGGTGATGCCAAGTCGCTACGAGGTTGTGACGCTGCAGCATCGGAGCCAGGATCTCCGTATCGAACCCTGGGTTCGCACCGACCACGGTTGCGTCCCGAGTCCAGCGTTCCACCTTCTCAGCCGCTGACTGCTCCGTGAACAACCAACTCCCCGCCGGCATTGTCGATTCCAGCGTGAACCTCGGGTGCCGGTCGTAGAACTTCCCGATCCGCAGTGAAGCCGGATCGGCACCGGTCAGGTCGACATCCGAGATGAAGATCGACGTCTCCTGCGTCTTCCCCTCGTGGATGCGGATCATGGCGACTTCCCATGGTCGTCGGCCGTCGTGGAGTCCTGTGGTTTCGGTGTCGATGAAGACGATCGGTTTGGTCATTTCCCCTCCTGGGGGTGTAGAAGTGGGGACTCGCCGTGCTCGAAGCGAGCAGAGCGTGCAGCCTGATACGCCGCCAATAGGTCCGGGTGGTCGATGCCTGATTGGTCGAAGCCGGGAAGATCAGGGACGAAACCAATCGCACCGGGACGGATGAACCAACGCACCACGGTGGAACCGACATGCGCAATCCGCGGACTGTCGAGTTCATCTCGTGGTATCGAGCCGTGCGCGACGTACACGTGCTTGTGCGTAACCTCGAACAGTTCCCACGCAAGGTTCATTTCATGCCGGGTAGGGTCGGCACCCTTGACTTCCCACCACAGGCCATCGCCTAGATCGAGTAGGAAGTCGGGCAGGTATGGCCCGGAGGGGAGGTCGAACCCTTGGGGTTCGTACTCCCAACCGATACCGAGGTAGTCAAAAAACACCGCCCACCGTGCCTCGATTCGGGATCTGAATCGGCAACCGGCGTAGCTCGTTTGGATCGCCTTGATGGGACGCTCCTGGATTGTGGTCATGCGGGGATCCTCGCGATCTCGTCGAAGTACTCGGGGTCTGCCGGCATCCACGGCAGAATGTGCGAATGCTGAAGTGACTGCGGCCAACTGCGTTCCTCACGGGAGCCACGCCACGACACGACGTCGACGAGCTCGGCGCGAGGTCCGCCCTTGTCCGACTTCGCGCGGCGGAGCCCGAACCCGAACTCAGGCCACCGACGGAACAGTGACGATCCGATCGGGCGCATCTGCCGATCTCCTGCCGGGTCGGCAGAGTTGCCGGCGTGAGCCTCGGTGAGAAGCGCGAAACCGTAACGCTCCCGCAGTCCGTCGAGAACCCACACGAGCTCGCGGGCTGCGGTCTCGTCGGATGGATTCTGGTGATGGAGCTTGTACAGCGGACCCAACACCAGCAGGTCCGGCGCTGTGCTGGAGATCGCGTGCTCGAGCCACGCCACATCCCGGCCGCCGAGGAGATCGATACCAGCCGGACGCATGTCGATGAACATTGACTCCGACCAATCGAGTTGCGAATATCCGTTGCCTTGCCGTGCCGCATCGACCGACTTGATGACACTGCGGTAGCGACGACGGGATTGAGCTGGCGAGTTCTCGCAGTCGATCACCAACACCCGAATCCCGTGGGTTCCGTTGCCGAGTGGGTCCGCGGTGAATGGGTGCACCCCGCCGGCCATGCATGCCGCGAGCTGCGAACACAGGACCGACTTACCGCCACCCTCGGCACCGGTAAGGACGATGCGCTCGGACCGCTCAAGCATTCCCGGGATCAGCCAGTCGTGAGTGTCCGGCTCGGACAGGAAAGCGCCCATCGTCTGCGGAATTGGTAGCGACTTCTCGGCTACGACAGACTCGGCGACTTCGCATGCCACTCGAATCTCTGCGACTGCGGACGCTACGTCGGTGTCGTCACCGGACTCCCACCCTGATTCCAGGCGCTGAGTGAGACGCTGCGCCGCCGCAGACAGCTTCCGCCTACCCGACAGTTCCCGGACCCTACGAGCGAGATCTGAGGCGCTCTCAGGTCGCCACGCCAACTGCGCTAGAGACAGGATCCAGGCACCGTCGATCTTCCCGATCCAACCCCGCGCAGTCACCTGACCGAGGACTGTCGTCGGATCCACCGACAACCCGGACCGCAGCATCGACTGAATCACCGACGCAAGGTCACGGTGACGCCACTGCCACCAATCGTCAGGCTCCACCGTCAGCAATGCGATCTCGCATTTGTCGGGGAACATCATCGCCAACCCGAGCAGTGACTGCTCGGCTGCGATGTCGTACGCGCTCTCGCTCATTCCTGCCACAACCGTCCGGTTGTTCCGTCGCGGCCCGAAGTCACGGAGCGCAACGGTGGTCGTGCATTTCCGAGCCAGTTGTGGAATGCGGCATCCCAATTTGCTTTGCGCTCGTCCTTGCCGATGGCCCACGTCCGCATTTGCTCGGCTTCGTGATCAACATCGACGCCGCGGTCCGTTGCCTTTGCCTTGTGGGCATCGTTGGGTTTCCAGTCATCAGGGATGGGGGTGGCCGGCCGCTTGCGGCTCGGCTTCGTAGCACCCTGTTCCCCTGTTCCCCTGTTCCCCTGTTCCCCTGTTACAGGCGCGAGGGTTCGCGAGGGTTCGCGAACAATCCCGTCAGGCTCGCGAATGACCGAATCTTTGTAGTTCAATGTGCCGTCCGGCCTGGGGAAACGACCATTCTGCGGCTTGTCGACTCGTTGGATGGAATCCCAGAACGAAACGAACAGCAATTTGGTGCCATCCGCCTCGTATCGATGAACCAGACCGGCTGAATTGAGGTCGGTAAGAGCTTCGGAAACCCTCGCGAGGGTTCGCGAAGGTTCGCGAACCAGGTCTCGCTGGAACAAATCCCCCACAATTAACGCGATGTCATCTTTACCGACGCCATTGTCGTCGACGTAAGATTCGAGCCCTTTAAGTACGAGCCGAGCATCCCAATCGACCTGAGCGATACGCTCGGACCTCCAGAATTCTGGCTTTGTTGAACGGATACGCATCAGTCCAAATCACCGGCCCGCTTGATCGCCGAACGCACAGCATTCTCAGTGATACCCATGACCACACCGATGTCATGGCAGGACATACCTAGCTTCCGTGCCTGCACCATCAACCGGATCCGATTCAGACGGGTCGATTCATACAGGTCCCGCACCTGGTCGAGGCGGCCGATCATACGATCGACCTGCTCTGGTTCAGGATCCTCAACTACACTGGCTATAGTCACATCAGCCTTCCCTATTTCATGACTGGTTTGGGGTTGGTCAGACCCCGCTAGGCGTTGGCGCGCCGATGATGCGGGGTCGCTTTTTATCCTACCTCTTTCGCCACGCAAACGTTCCACACCTAGATGTTGTATTCGGTTGTGTCGCATGGGGTTATCGCAATCTTTTGCGTTTCCGCGATCACCGGACATCACGCCTCCTTCGGAAGTTCCTCGTAGCGGCCGTCATCCGTCAACAACACGAACCGGCCAGCGATGAACGCAGCCACATCTTCCGGCTCCCAACGCATCCGCACAGCCCACCCCTTACGAAACGACACCTCCGGCTCATGCGTGATCCACCCATGACACCCCGTCGTCCCAGAACCACACAGATGCAGACCATTCGATGGTCGCCACAATCCACCCTGCGAACGGTTCTTCCGGTGATGCCAATTCGTCGCCCGGCCCTGACAGACACCCTCGATGCGGACCTCGCAGTCCCCACCCGACCGGGCGTAAACGATCTCCCGCGAGAGAGATTCGGCGGTCACGCTGCCACCGCCTGAGCGAGGAGGGATGAGTACGCGGCTGCTGCCTGTTGTGGCACCACGCCGTTACCGAGCGCTTTCAACTGCTCATTGCGGGACAGGTCCGGAACGGCTGTCACCCACCCCTCCGGCAGTCCCATCATCCACTCGACTAGAAGAGGTGATAGTCGTTCGTTTCCGTTGCGGGACAGTTCGGTTGGTCGAGGTGCAGCCCGGCCGATGACTCGTTCCCACCGTTCGATCGGTGATCGATACGGCCCCCAGTCGGTAGCAGGCCGTGGTCCACGATCACCTGCAGGCTCGTCACCACTTCGCGGCCAGGCTTCTTCCGTAGATGCACTTCCGGAGAGTTGTGCGAGTCGTTCGCGGCCGGCGTCGGAAGCAACGTCACCGCGTCCGTCAGCGTTGTCCCGGAATGATGCTGCGAGTTCGGATTCGAGCGGCCCGCCGTCTTGTTCCGTGCCCCTGCCGAATCCGTCACCACCGGTGTCGGAAGCAACTGCACTTCCTTCCCGAGATTCCGGGCGTGACCATTCCCCGTCGATGGCTGCGTCGTCGGAGTCGGCAGTAAGTGCTCCACCTCGTCCGCCAATGTCGGACCATGCCCGACCGACTTCCGTTTCTCCGGGTGCTGCGAACCACCGTTCACTGCGAGCTGCGCAGTCGGTGTCTTCAGCAAGGATGAAGCACCGCTCCCGACGGTGGGGCGCTCCCACATCGGAAGCTCGAACGCATTGCCACTGCGCGTCATACCCGAGCGCGGCCAAATCACCGACTGCTCGGGCAAGTTCCCCAAGTCCAATGATGGCTGACACGTTCTCCAACGCGACATACCGTGGTCGAAGACGGCGAATGGCATCTGCGATTGCTGGCCAGATGGCTCGGTCATCTGCGGCCCCTTTCTGTGCACCGGCGATAGACCAGGGCTGGCACGGCCATCCCGCCGAGAAGATGTCGACCGGTTCGGTTGAATCCCAGTCGGTAGCGGTCAGGTCGTGATGGTTGGGGACACCCGGGTAACGGTGGGCGAGGATCTTCGACGGGCCGGGAGCGAACTCGCAGAACCAAATTGGCTCGGCATCGAGAACCATCCCAAGTCCCATGTCCAAGCCGCCGTAGCCGGCGCACGCGGATCCGATCGTGAGCGTCATGGTCGCTCCCTGTTCGCAGCGATCTCAGCGGCCCGCTCCCGCAACCGATCAGAACGCTCCTGCTCCCGATCCCACTCCACCAACGACGTCGGAATCCGATCCTTCCAACGCGCCGCATAATGACCGCCATCCAACGGCTGCTCAAACTCATCCACCCGACGCGTCATGCCATCACCCTCTTCGAACGAGCCAGACAAGGCCGGCAGTGCCAACCCCCGGCATCACGGATAGTCCCCGGAAACTCCACCAACATCGAATTCGTCGATCGCAACATCCGCCGACACCCACCCCGACAATGTCGAGGCGGAACCGCCCGCGCCACAGGCTCATCCCCCGCAATCACCCGCAGCAGATTCAAGGCACGCTGACGGTCACCAGCAGTGCCCGTCACATACACGCCCGCCCACACCCCGTAATGGTCATCACCATTCAAAGCACGACGGGCACACTTCGCCTGCACCCTCACCGGGCAGCGAGCACACACTTCCTGCGCAGCCTTCACCTGCACCCGAGACTGCGGACCAGACGCCGACGGAAAGAACAACTCCGGATCGACCGTCCTACACGCGGCGTCGTCCGCCCACTCCATCCCACTGTGAAAATCGATCATCGGTTCGCCGCCTTGATCCGCTGCACAGTCCGATCAGTCACACCGAACCTGGCCGCCACCACCGGAACCGTCACACCATCAGCAAGGCACTCCAGCACCGCCTCCCGATCAGACAGTGACAACTTCCGGCGCGCCGACGGCTCAACCCCATACCGCTCCCGACTCCGGCACGTATGACACCGACCGAACCCCGCATGACGGACATAACCAGCAGGCTTCACCGTGAACTTGCCGCGGACCATCGGCTTCTCACACACCTCGCAGCGCTCCACCTCGGCGTCCCGGAGGATCTCCGCCAGACGTGAATCAGCCGTCAGTGGGCGTGGGTTCGGATAGTTTTGGCGGATCCACCGATCGAGTTCAGCGGAGTCATTGGTGGTCCATTGGGTGGCGATCTCGAATCCTGCGGTCATCACTTCACCCCCCGGTAGTGCTGGGTGAGAGCCTTGATCGCAGCAACATCCGTAGACGCTCGGAGCTCGCCATGCCTATCGGCCGCGAACTTCTCCACAGCGAGAGCAGGGTCGATGTCCTTGAACTTCAACGTCTCCAACAAATCAGCTTTCGCTTCCTCCGCTGGCGACGGCGGTTCAGGCTCAATCTCCTGCGCAGTGTCATGGAGATCGCCCTTGTGCCACAGCCCAAGTGCCACACCGAAACGCATAGCCGCGTTGCGGATCGCATCACCGATCGCTTCCTTCACCGCGTTCGCGCCGTTCTTACCGCCGGCGTCCCCGTACCCGGGTCGGGTTACACCGAGCACAGTGAGCCGAATCCACAAGCCACCGTTTCGATCCAACGCGGGAAGCCCACTGGCGTCCACCGCGAACGGTTCCCACGTCCACTCCGGGTCCACGTCCAACAGGCGATCACTGGCTGCGGCATGTCCGACGTAGTCGAGGTGGGCGGCGGGCATCCCATGCTTCGACTTGCACTCGTTGCACCACTCACGCGGCGAATCTTTGGAGTACGGCTTGGGCAGGGTGTTGATCTGGTTCGGCAGGAACGGTTCCCGGAGTTTCTGGAACCCTGCCTGCCTTTCCGTCTGGGGCACTTCGGTGGCGGTCACAGCATTGACCTGACGAAGCAGCCATCACACAAACCATCAGCGTTAGCGTCGTGGGTACCGCAGTACACGCACTTCCCGTAGCCGGTGTCCTCGAAGTAGCTCATGCCGCCACCCGCTTCGCCGCGGCACGCAGAGCATCCACCACATCGGACTTCTCCCGATCCGGTTTCGCATTCCACTCCACCAACGAGCCACCCGGCATCATCAGCGAATTCACCGGCAGACCGGTGACGACAGACTCGACCACGGCGATCGCGTCCGTGACCGCCCAATCGTCACCGTCCGGGCCGTTGAAATCGTCCGGCTCGTCACGGTCGGCCTGGTAGGTGAATGTTCCACCGGCCGCGAGGACGATAGACCCGATCGTGCACAACCGACCATCAGCGGTCTGGTAATGGTCCAGTGAGTGGCCTTTGAGGTCGATCAGATCGGCGGCATCAGCAAGGATCTGGGAAGTACTCATGCTGCTTCACCTGGCTCTGGTCGGACCTCAAGCGCCAGGATTCCGGTGACGTCCAACGCACCCCGAGCCGCCATATCCGACAGCAACGCGCCAGCATCAACACCCCTCTCCGGAGTCCACGCCACAGACGGTGATCGAGGCGACACCTCAGGCAGAACCACACCCGGAGGTAACGGTTCACCGTCCTTGATCGCCTTCTCAGCCGCAGCAATCACCGACGCCCTGGCCTGCGCGGTGATCCGTACCTCGGAGACGGCACCACCGAACACTGCAGCGGCGAACGCAATCGCCTGCTCTTCGTCTTCGATGAACGGCTTCGCAGTCGCCTTCACTGCTTTCTTGACCGTCACCGCACCGATCGTCACCGGCCGACCGTCCTCACCGATCACATCGGACACGACCGGCAATCGAGTACCGACCGCATTCTCGGCAAGGAACTTGGCTTTCTCGGCGCTCTCAACATCGGCACCAAACTTCCTGTACTCAGCGGCCACGGCGATGCGCAGCTCGCGAGTCACAGCGATCTTCTCAGTCATTGGTTCTCCTCGGAAAGCGTTTCGGTAGGGAAGGTTTCGGGCCGATCCCAAAGTTCAGCGGGATCGGTGAGGCTGTCGTAGTCAGACGGCATGGGCGAGCACCTCGACCGGGAGTTCGACCACAGCGACCGGGCATGGAGTGGAGCCGTGCCACAGCAGGCCGGGGCGGTGGTCGTCGACGATGAACTCGCGACCCAGCCGGCCGATCTCGCGGAAGTGGGTACCGGCGGGCAGATGCCACAAGGACTGTTCGTCCCACACCATCGGCCCGGTCACTGCCTCTCCTCGAGCCGCTTGATCTCACGATCGAGGTACCAGCGCGCCTTGCGGAGATCCTCGATCGGGGAGGTCGACTTCAGCCCCGCCCGCCAGATGTACTTGACGGCATTGCCCAGGCTGAACGTCATGTGCTCGGTGATCGTGATGCACTCGACGCCGGACGGGTGAGCGACGTAATGCGCGGGGTGTTCGACCGGGTTGGCGTGGATCTTGTCGACGACGGCGCGCTGCTGATCGGCATCCATCAGAGCACCGCCGCCCAGACGACGATCCCGATGTACACAGCGAGGCAGGCGAGTGACAACCATCCCGCAACCCCGACCGCATTCTTCTTGCCGCGGCGTTCGTACACGTCCTCGTCACGCTCGGTCGGCCAGTCGTTCGACACGACGAGGGTGAGGTGGCGGGGTTCGACGAGTTCGCCCCGGTCGACGGTGAAGTGAGTGCTCATGCCGCACTCGCAATCTGTCGAGCCAGCTTCTGCGCTTCGGCTACGACCTGATCGATGGTCCACACCCGATCCCATGACGAAGCCTTGGCGAGGTGGCTATCCCACTCCTCTTGCAGATACCGGCGGCCATGTCGTGCTGGGACATTCAATGCTTCGAGATGCGCCGGATCCCACACATCCCATGCGTGCAGGGTGTCGAAGCCGATCCATCCATTCCGGCAGAACGTGAAACCGCCATGAACTTCGACATCATTCAGGCGCTCATCTTCGTAGCTGTCGACTGTCGACCACGGGTGCCCCTCACGAGGTATCCACGCGTACCCGTTGATCGAGCCCATCGGATTTCCGACGGCACCCCATGCGATGCCCTCTTCGATCCCGAAACGCAACGGTTCACGAGGGGTTTCGTCGCGTTCGGTGAACGTCTCCATCCATGAATTACGTGCGGATGCTTCGAGCGCCTTGTTCATGCCGACACCCCGTTCCGCACGATGATCTCGTCGCCGTACGCCCACGTCTTCACTCCGCCGGCCAACGTCAAGCGGAACAGTCCCCCGCGCGGCTTGCGGACCTTCGCGGAGATGATGCCGGGATCGTCACACCGCGAGAGGGTGATGACTTCGCGGGTCGATTGCGTTGGGACAGTGATGATCACCAGTCCGCTCCTTTCGTGAGTGCCTGGTCGAGGGTGTCCGCGATGGCGAGGTGCTCGTGTGCGATCTCGCGGACCTGGTCGATGAGGGTGTTGTCGAGTTGGTTGGCGTTGATCCAGGTGCCGTTGCCGAGGCCGTCTTTCGTGTCGGCGCGGACCATGCGGTTGCCGCCGGATCGGGTCTTGGTGATGAGAATTTTGTTGTCGGTCATGGCTGCACCGGCTCGTATGGGGTGATCTCCGAGGGGAGTTCGCCACGGTCCGTTGCTGCGTTCAGCACATCGCGGATGAGAACGGCGTCAGCGACGGGAATCTCGTACGGGTGCAGGTCTTCTCGTGACCTCGGAGCATCGTCGGGGTGATGCAAGACAAGCCCCGCCTGGCCGCGCACCTGTAGTGAGCAGGTCTCGCCCCAGATCGTCAGCGTTTCGCGGTACAGCGAGTTCATGCCATCGGGGTCGGGTTGGTAGGTCATTTGTTTCTCGTTTCGTTTGGGGTGCCGGGAGCAGTGGAGAGACCGCTCACCGGCACCGGGGAACCCGCGCCGTCCAGCCCGGCGGCAGCGGGTAGATCACCGCCACGTGCAACTTCGGCTGGCAGGCCGAGGGCGCGCATGACTTCGGTTCGGGAGTAAGGGATGCCGAGCATGGACAGCAGGGCTCGGCAGGTTTCGGCGATCATGTTCGGCAACGCGACTCCGACAATCAGGGCGTCCAGGTCGCAGTCCGCACCCATCGGGTAGCCGTCGTAGACCTCGCCTCGGGAGATGAAGGTCATGACGCACCCGGCCACAGTTGCGACACGACCTGCAAAGTCACGACGAGGATGCCCGCGAGGGCTAGGTGGGGACGGAGACGGCGGATCACGAGGCACCGCCTTCGTACAAGACTGTTACGGGGAGCAGGGAACGCAGCGCCTCGCTCGGCACCCCATCCGACTTGGCACCCCAGAGCTTGCCGTTGCGATCTCGAATGGCCGCGTCGTCAGGCAGCGCGTCCAGTTCTTCGACGGTTTCGACAATGCGAACAGGAGGCCGCCACCCCGCTTCGATAACCGCTGCAGCACAACGGATCATTGCGCTGTCGCTGTAAACGTGGGGGCTGATGATCTTTTCGAGCGGACTGTTCTGACGTCGGCTCATGCGATCACCTCGATGGGTGTCTCATCGCGGGCGATGGTGGTGGCCTTGAGAATCCCTAGGCCAGTGGTGGACCAAGATGCGTGGCCTATGACGTTTGTGATCTTGATGCCGAGGGTTGGCAGTGCGCGTGATCCGTTTGCTCGCCAACGGATCTGCGCACCTTCCGGCAGTGAGTCCAGTGCATCCCGGACCGTCCCCCAATCCCCCTCGAGCACGCGGGGTTCCAACGCCCGGACGCGAGCGATGAGGGCGGGGATGTCAGTGCGAGCGTGGGCGATGAACTCGGCGTCACGAACGTCGAAAGAGCCGGATACGTAATCGCCGTTGGCATCTCTCACCGATCCATAGATGCCGGCTCTGGGGTTGTTGCCGTCACGCCATACCCACGGTGCCGACGACGCCGCGTCAGCGCGGGCCTGGATAGCATCCAACTCATCGTGGTGCACGCGACTCGGTTGACTTTCGAGTGCACGAATGCGGGCGAGGAGAGCGTCCACTACGTCGGGCGACATGCCACCGGCGAAATCGCCCGTGGCACCGCCGAGCATCCCGATGACGTTCTCGGTCCACTCGCCTGAGCCGCCGTACGGCCAACCGGGACGAAAGGTTTCCTCGCGCGCCAGCTTTGCCAGCTTCTCGATTGCGTCGAGGTCGAGGTCGAGTGGTTCACTCATGCCGACCTCTTCAATCGACGCGGATCGGGGGTGACGCGCTTGAGCTTCATCGGCGACTGCTCTGGGTTACTCCCCCGCAGCCATGCGTCGAGTGCGTCGCGATGAATCCGCCACGTCCCCTGCGGCCGCTTGCGCTGGGTGCCAACGAGTTCGCCGGTGTGGAGCGCGCGGTACATCTGCTGTCGGCCGCAACGTGCGTAGGCGCGGGCCTCGTCGACGGTGAGCCATGGGGATGGGGTGTCGATTGGAGCGGTCATGCGGCACCACCTTCGGCCGGAACGAATCGCACGGAGATGTAGCCCTCGTATGTTTCGTCGAACTCAGCCTTCATCCCATGCTTCATCGCAAGGAGGTCAGCCTGTTTCGCATTTGCCTCGTTGATCCATCGCCACTGCGTGACCAGCGGAGGACCTGGATGCTCGGGTGTCGGGGCGTTTGGTCCCGCAAGCTGCCCGTCAATTACGCCGAGCTCCCAGCCCGCAACGTAAGCAGCGTCTTCGTACGTGCCGCCGTTGGACTCGACAGCAATGAAGGGCATGACAAGTCCGTAGGTTGGCTCTTCTTTCTCGCTCATGCCGTCGCCTCCAACTGCATCACTGCATCGAGGCCGAGCTTGCGGGCGATGAACGCCAGGCCGGACGGCTGCACACGAGTCGTGTACGAGGTTCCGTGCGTACCGTCGGACCGCTCGAAGTCGTGCGCCTTCACCTCGAAGTGATGCATGTAGCGCTGGTAGGGCGTGTTCCGCATCGAACCCTTGGGGATGAGGACGCCTGCATTACGCAGGTCTGCAAACAGACGGTTCTGCGAACGCCCGAGGATCTTCGCGGCCGCACCGATCGCATACGTTCCGTCGCCGTCGATGAACCGCTCGTAAGCATCGACCTTCGGAGTCATGTCCGCGACGGTCGCCTCGAGTTCCTTCACCTTGCGGCTCTGGATCTGGAGCGCTTGATGGACGATCTCGTCTTCGGTGAGCGCGGGTGCTGCAATGGTGCCGGTTCGGACCCCCGGCAAAACGACGCCGTAGACCCACGCCTGGAATCGCTCAACCTGATCGCGGATCGCAGAGTCTTGAATGCGTGCGGTCTGCCGCATTCCGAGTGCACGGTAGAAACCAGACTCGGTCAGGTAGCCGACTCGCTGCTCGCCGCCGGGGGTACTCGCTAGCGTGTACCCCTTCTCGGACTGGGGAATTGACTCCATCAGCCGAGTCGCGTCGCGCATTCCCAGGGCGCGCGCAAGGCCGGATGCAATGACACGGAATCCGTCGGACTCGTGCGGGGTGATGTCGAGCCTGAACTCGCCGTTGTCGAACGGGGTAAGATCAGTCATGACTTTCCTTTCCTGATTGTTGGGTCTGTCTCGAAGCCGTCACCTGTTCGCCCAGGTGGCGGCTTTTTCTATGCGGCGACTGTGCTCTTTGCTTTGGCGTTGCCAGAACGCTGCGCGGTAGTTGACACCTGCACGTCAAAAAGGATCGCGATCGGCACCTCGAGCGCCTCCGCAATTCGAGCTGCGGTCAGCGGCTCACAACTGCGACGACGAGCGGCCAGTAGATGGTCGATGAAACTCGGGTGCACATCGGCATATCGGGCGAGCTTTCGCGCCGACATCTTCTTGCTGTCCTCGGGGCCAACGAACGCTCGCAGTAGCTCTGGACTCTTGAGCTTCATCCAGGTTCCCTTCGGCCATCGTCGGTACGGGGTCGTCATCTTGCTTCTCCAGTCTGCTCCGTAGGCACCTATCTGTCAACCAACAAGCAGCACTCTACTGCCTACCGATAGGCAGGTGTCAAGTAATGACACCGGCGTATTTCCGCAGCCAGGGGTTCTAGGGCAAAGTAAGCGCTGACAATTGGTAGGCACGTAAACGCCTCAGGCCGGGTTTTGCCGGTAGGAGGGTAGTTCGGAGGACGGGTTGCCCAGCGCACTTGACGGCACGCAAGCTTCAGCGGTGCCGAACCTCGCAGATCTCATCAGCGCCCGAAAGGCGGAACGCGGCTGGTCATACCAGCAGTTGGCCGACCGGGCGTCAGGGGTGATTTCGAGGCAGCGCTGGCAACAGCTCGGCACCGGCACGCGCATCAAGGAATTTCCAGAACCCGCGACCATTCAGTCGATATCCGACGCGCTCGACGTCGACATCACATTGGTTGTTCTCGCCGTCGCCCGGAGTATCGGGTTTGCGGTGCGGAGTCGGGATTCCGCCCTTGCTGCAATGTTGCCGCCCGGAGCCGACCGGCTCACCGAAGAACAACGCGACGTAGTGCTCGCAGTAGTGCGAGTGCTCGCAGCCAAGGCAGGAGCTACCAATGACGAAGAGCAAGAATCGCGGACGCAAGAGGGCAGCCCGGAGCACAGCGGCACGGGCGGCGGCGCTCGCCGGCCAGGAGCCCCCATGAATGCGGGACAAGCCCGCACCAACGCGGATCGTCCCAATCGGGCGAACCCCGCAAGAAACAAGGCTGAAGCCTTGATCGACGAAGATCAAGGCTCACAGGCTGACCACGAGCTCGCCGCACGCAAGGGTGAAACCGAGGACGAGATCCGCGAACGCCTCGGAATCCCCTACGAGTGACCGCATTTTCGCAGGTCAGCTAATTACACCTGCGTAGTTTGTCGGAGTCATGCCGCATGGTGTGTTCATGACCTGGCACCCATGGCGACACCTCCGAGACGAACACCCACACGTCCACGTCGCCTATCCGGACGGCGGCTCGGGGTGCCTCGGAAAGTGGACGCCGAACGGGATCGAGATCAACCGGCGCTCGAACCAGCGCGAGCGGCGCTGCACCCTCACTCATGAGATCGTCCACGTCGAGCGTGGCCCGGTGCCGGCCGATCTGCGCCTCGCCATGCGCGAGGAAGAGATCGTCGACCGGATCACCGCCGAGCGCCTGATCGAACTCGGCGCGCTCATCGACGTCATCGCCTGGAACCGAAACCGCATCGACGACGAGGCGGCTGAGGAACTGTGGGTCGATCTCCCCACTCTGCTCACCCGCGTTCGTAATCTCACCGACGACGAGCGGGCATTCATCGACGAAGAACTTGAACGGAGACAGCCGTGACGCCACAACAGGAAGAGATCCTGCAGTTCGAAAAGCGTTGGTACACAGCGCCAGGCAACAAGGAAGCCAACATTCGCGACCAGCTCGGACTGTCGGCTGTACGCTACTATCAGATTCTCGCCGCACTGCTCGACGACCCGGACGCCCTCAAAGCCGACCCGGTCCTCGTGAAACGACTGCGCCGCATCCGCGACAGCCGAGCGAAACTACGAAGGGCCGGATGA